CTGAATACTACACCGAGTGTATATGCTACTAATCAAGGTGGTGGTGCGGGTGATGCTCGTATCAATGTTCGTGGTTTCAACCAACGAAATGTGGCTGTTATGATTAACGGAGTTCCTCAGAATGATATGGAGAACGGATGGGTCTATTGGTCTAATTGGGATGGGGTAGGTGATGCTACTTCCTCAATTCAGATGCAAAGAGGTCTATCAGCCGTCAATCTAGCAACACCATCAATTGGTGGAACAATGAATATCATTACCGATCCCTCATCTCACGAAAAAGGTGGGAAGTTCAAACAGGAAATCGGTGAGGGTGGGTTTTTAAAAACCACCTTGAATTATAACTCAGGTCTAATAAATGATAAGTTAGCAATAAGTGGAACGATAGTTCGTAAAACTGGCGATGGTTTTATTGATGGAACTTGGACAGACGCTTGGGCTTATTATTTGGGTACATCTTACGCTGTATCGGATAAGCAGAGATTTGAGTTATATGCTATCGGTGCCCCACAAAGGCATGGACAGAACCTGTACAAACAGAATATAGCAACTTACTCTCAAGACTTAGCTGGAAGTATCGATGGATACAATGATTCAGCTTATGTTGCGGGTGAGAAGTTTGAAACTGAAGCTGGTAGGTTTTATAACCAAAACGTAGCACCAATAAGTTCCGATTACAAAGGAAAACAATATTGGTATATGTATGGAGATAAAACATCAGATAGGTTTAGTCCCGACTTCCTAAATGAAAGAGAAAATTTCTTTCATAAGCCACTTGTAAACCTAAACCATTTCTATGATATCAATGACGACATGAGACTAAGTTCTGTTGCTTATTGGTCGGGTGGTTCTGGTGGTGGTACTGGTACATATGGAAGTGTTAGTAGAAAACCTGCAGTTGAGGGAGAAAGCTGGTATGCATCTTCACCTTGGACTTGGGATTGGGATGCTGAGATTGCACAGAACTCTGCTAATGTAGATTCTGCTTTCTCTGATACCGAAAATCGTTCTACTGGTATTCTTCGTAATTCAATCAACCGTCAAAGTACACTTGGATTAATTTCTAAGTTGAACTATGATGTATCAGATGAACTTGAAGTTCAAGTTGGTATTGATTGGAGAACTGCTGGAATAGAACATGCTAGGGAAGTTCGTGACTTACTTGGTGGAGACTACTATGTAGACTTTGCTGATGACAATGCTGCTGATGGTAAGAAAGTTGGGTTAGGTGATATTATCGCTTACCACAACGAAACCACAGTAGATTGGTTTGGTGCTTTCTTACAAGGTAAGTATGATACTGAAAAAATTAACTTGTATGGTATGGGTGGAATATCCACTATTGGTTATACCTATCAAGACCACTTCTCAGTTGATAAAAAAGTTGTTGAGGCTGATGCTATTACTACTTTCCAAGTGAAAGGTGGTGGTAGATATAATCTTGACGATAGACTTTCAGCATTTGCTAATATTGGGTATCTTCAAAAACCACCAATTCTTGACAATGTAATTTCTTACGATGGAACTGTATCTTCAGAACCAGGTAATGAGAAATTCACATCTTTTGAAATAGGTGGAGAATATAATAGTGATTTAGTTTCTATCAAAGGTAGTTACTATAACACTAAGTGGAATGATAGAAACCTAACTAAGTCGGTAACGACTGGTCAAGGTGATTCAGGAGACTCTGATATTATTTATCTTACTGGTGTAAATCAAAGTCACTCTGGTGTCGAAGTTGAGTCTAAAGTTGCTCTACACGAAATGGTTGATGTAGATTTCGTTGTAAGTTTTGGTGACTGGTACTTTGATGGCGATGCTAAAGGTGATTACACAGAGATGGAATACAATGATGACAATCAAGTCATTGGTCAGACATCTACTGAGTATCAATATGCTCTAAGCAATCTAAAGGTTGGTGATATGCCACAGACATCTTATGTTGGTGGTCTTACACTAAAGCCAATTGAAGGTTTACGTGTACAGGGTCTTTACAAATGGTATGATAATCATTATGCTGATTGGAGTCCTGATTCTCGTGAGGTTGACGGTGAGGATGTAGATAGAGCACAAGTATGGAAAACTCCATCGTATGGTAAGTTAGACATGCATTTATCTTACAAACTGCCAGAAATTGCTGGGTTGAATATGACTATTAGTGGTCATGTATTCAATGTTCTTGATGATGTATATGTTCAAGATGCAGTTGATAACAGTCAGTACAATGGGTATGGTGATAAAATGCACTTAGCTCATAATGCTGAAGTATTTCTTGGTTCTCCAAGACACTTCAACTTAGGACTATCTGTTAATTTCTAAATGATAAAATTGGGGGGAATTTCATTTATTTCCCCCATTTATCTAAAAAAGACTTGACTTTTAGCATAATTCTTTGTAGCTTTAAGTATTGAAAATGGGGATTTTATATCCTATAACAATCGGAGTTAGTTATATACCAAAATTTATATTACGACAATAAAAAAAGAAAGGTTCATATTTGGGACGATGAGCTTGGTTATTATACAATCCCACATAAACCATATGCTTATGTAAAAGATAGAAATGGACAGCACATTTCTTTGTATGGTGACAAACTAAAGAAGGTAACTCAATTCAATCCAGCCACACCAAATTTATTTGAGTCTGATGTGCCAGTAGAAACTCGTGTGTTAGTTGATAAGTATGCTAAGTCGGAAGAACTCTCTAAAAATCATCGATTGTTGAATATCGATATTGAGGTTGAAGTTACAGATGGCTTTCCAGACTACCGAAAAGCAACGAATAAGATAACCTCTATCGCTATATATCTATCATCTACCGATTCATACTACGCTTTTGTATTAGATGAAAAAGACAAACTCAGACTAAAATCAAAAGACAATATTATAATTGAAAGTTTCGACAATGAGTTAGATTTATTCAAAAGATTTCTTGAGGTTTATTTAGAAGATGAGCCTACTATAATTACTGGTTGGAATATAGACACATTTGATATGCCGTATTTATATAATCGAATAATGGTTGTTGCTGGTAAAAATATTGCTGACTTATTATCTCCTATAAAAATTGTAAATTGGAACAAGCATAGAAAAAGATATATGTTTGCTGGTGTTAGTTGTTTAGACTACTACTCTTTATACAGACTCTTTACATATACACAGTTATCATCTTACAGATTAGATGCTGTTGCTGAATTTGAATTGAGTGAAAACAAAATAGAATATACTGGAACACTCAATGACTTATATGAAAATAATATAGATAAGTTCGTAGAGTATAACATTCATGATGTTAGACTTGTAAAGAGACTAAATGATAAATTAGATTTTATTGAGATGGCGCGAGGTGTGTGTCATGTAGGTCATGTTCCTTATGAAGATGTATATTTTTCATCAAGATATTTAGAGGGTGCTATCTTAGTGTATCTAAAGAACTTAGGAGTTGTTGCTCCAAATAAACCACCACGACCAAAGACATTAGATGATGGGGAAAAGTTTGCTGGTGCTTATGTACAGCCACCACAAAGAGGAAAGCATGATTGGGTATTTGATTTGGATATTACATCTATGTATCCATCAGTTATTATGTCTTTGAATATATCACCTGAAACTAAGATGGGGAAATTGACTGGTTGGAATGCTAAAGAATTTATGAAGGGTGTAAAGAAAACTTATACTCTAATGTCTGGCGAAAAAGAGATGGGTAAACTTACAGAAACAGAACTAAAAGATTTCTTTGACAACAATAAAGTTTCTGTATCTTCTAATGGTGTTCTATATCGTAGTGATAAGAAAGGATTGATTCCAGCTCTATTAGAGAAGTGGTTTGATACTCGTGTGGAGTATAGAAAGTTGATGAAGAAGTTTGGTGACGCTGGAGATGAACAGAAATACACATACTTCAAAAGTCGCCAGTTGATTCAGAAGGTGGTTCTAAATTCACTTTATGGTGTATTGGGTTTACCTGTATTTCGTTTCTATGACTTAGATAATGCGGAAGCTACAACACTTACTGGTCAAGAACTAATAAAATTTACTAAAGAGATTGGTAATCACTTTTACAATAATGAGCTTGGTACTAATGATGACTATTGTATTTACATCGATACTGATTCTGTATTCTATTCAGCACTACCATTGGTAAAGAAAAGGTTTCCTAATATAGATTACGACAGTGAGACTATGATGAGTAAGAGGATATTGGATGTAGCTGATGAGATGCAGACATACCTAAACAAATCCTATGATTATTTTGGTAAGAAGTTTTTGAACTTAGATAAACATAGGTTTGAGATAAAGCAGGAGTTGATAGCTAAATCAGGTTTGTTCATTGTGAAGAAAAGATATGGTATGAAGATTATCAATGACAATGGGGTAAAGGTAAACAAACTGCATGTAAAAGGTTTGGACTTAGTTCGTAGTAACTTTCCAAAAGCTATGGGTGAATTACTGAAGAGTGTGTTAGAGGACATTTTAGCAACTGTGCCAAAGGATAAGATAGATGAAAGAATTATAAACTTCAAAGAATCTATGAAACTATTAGACTTTGATAGGATAGCAATGCCTACTGGGGTAAAGAACCTAAAGAAATACAGTGCTGGTAAGAATGGTCACTTTACAAATTTCGCAAAAGGTTCTCCGGCACATGTAAAGGCTGCTATAAATTACAATGATTTGTTGGGACACTTTGGTTTGGGTAAACAATATGAAAAGATAAATGAAGCTCAAAAGATAAGATGGGTGTACCTAAAACAAAATACATTAGCTATGGAATCTTGTGGGTATAAAGGTTACGAAGACCCACCACAAATAATAGAGTTTATAAAGACATACATAGACCATAAAAAAATGTATGCTCAGATGCTGGAAAAGAAAATAATGATGTTTTATGAAACATTGAAATGGGATGTCCCAGTAAATAAAAAGACATCTTTAGAAAGATTTTTTTGATTTTGACAAATAACTTTGATATATATATATATGTATATATCTAATAACTAATAAGGAGTAATAAATGAATAAAGTCTCAATTACACGCTTCATCGAAAAATACTACCTAAATGGAAACTGCTCATCTGTTGTACTAAAGAGTGATGGTAATAAACTATCTACTCGTTTTATAACTGGTGATAAGAATCTACTTGGTGAATTATCTTTGGATAATTTTTCGTTTGATGCTGTTGAAATGGGTGTTTATAATACAGAACAATTGGTAAAACTACTATCAGTTCTGAATGAGAAAATCAGTATTGATTTGACGAGGGCTGGTGATAAAGCTGTATCACTAAAGGTTTCTGATAACAATTCAAATGTCAACTATATGTTGTCAGATTTATCTGTTATAAATCAAGCACCTAATATGAAAAGTGTGCCAGAATTTGAAGTAAAGATAAAAGTCGATAAGTCTTTTATGAGTAAGTTTATTTCAGGTGTATCAGCATTGCCAGATGCGGGTAACTTTACTGTTATCACTAATGATAAAGAATGTAAAGTGGTTATTGGGTATGCTGAAATAAGCACTAATAGGGTTACTATCCCTGTAGAAACAGAAGAACTATCTAAGATAGATAATGTTGCTTTCAGTTCCAATCTATTGAAAGATGTTCTAACTGCTAATAAAGAGTGTGAAAGTGCGACACTTGAGATTTCGTCAAAAGGTCTTGCTAGAATACAATTCAAAGTTGATGATTACGATGCTTTGTATTATTTAGTTGCTGAAACCAATGACTAAATGGAATCTTATGTAGATAAATCAAAAGTATCTCTTAGACCTATAGATAAAAGAATAGCTAGAGATATGATTGAAAAGAATCATTATAGTGGTAGACTGTCTTCTTGTAGATATCCTTTGGGAGTATTCTATGAAGAAGACAGTCAACATCAATTTTTTGATAAAAACGAAAAGTTGATTGGCGTGGCTTGTTATGGTTTTCCAGTTGGAAGGAGAGTTGTCGGTTCTATATTTTCAGAAGAGGTTATACAAAATAAAAATATTTTGGAACTTACTAGATTATTCATACACGATGGGTATGGAAAGAATATCGAATCACTGGCAATATCTTTATCTTTCAAATGGATGAAAGAGTTCGCACAGAATATAAAGGTTCTAATCTCATACGCAGATCCGGAACAGAGTCATGATGGTGCTATCTATCAAGCTACTAATTGGATATACCAAGGATGTGGTGATTTTCAGTTAGCACCTACATACTCATTGAGAGTAAATGAAGATGATGATTGGATGCATAGTCGAAGTGTGTATTCTAAATATGGTTCAGCTGCGCCAGAAAATCTAAAGAAAGCAATTGGAAGAGATTTTTGGTTGAAGAAAGAAGCTAGTAAACATAGATACATTTATTTTCTTGGTAATAAAAGAGAAAATAGACACTTCAAAAGAATGATGAAACATCCTATAATGAATTATCCTAAGAATTATGTACATGATGTTACAATAACTAAAATAACAGTGGAAAATAACAAATGGAAAGATTAGAACATAGTTTATGGGTTGAGAGATATCGCCCGACAAAATTAGAAAACTATATTGGTAACGAACATCTAAAGAGTAAGGTAGATGTTTATTTGAAAAGTGGTGATATGCCACATCTACTATTGTTTGGTAGAGCTGGTACTGGTAAAACCACATTAGCAAAGATGTTGGTAAATAGTATAGATTGTGATTATCTATATATCAATGCTTCTGATGAGAATAGTGTAGACACAGTTCGTAATAAAGTTCGTAACTTTGCTTCTACTATTGGATTCAAAGACTCAAAGATTATAATCTTAGATGAGTGTGATTACATCACACCTAACGCACAAGCCGCTCTTCGTAACCTTATGGAGACTTTCTCTAAACATTGTAGGTTCATTCTAACTTGTAACTTTGTAGAAAGAATTATAGACCCAATACAAAGTCGTTGTCAATCATTTCAAATTGTACCACCATCAAAGAAAGAGGTTGCTGTTCATCTCAATAATATATTGAAAGAAGAAGAAGTTGCTTGTAAGATGGATGATGTTGTCAATTTGGTAAACGCAGGTTATCCTGATATTCGTAGAGTTATAAACTCTGCTCAGAGACAAGTGGTAGATGGTTTGTTAGTTATCGATGAACAGGCATTGATGGAGAATGATTATAAACTAACATTGATTGAAATATTGAAAAATGATAATAAGAAGGATGCTTTCAAAAAGATAAGAAAGTTATTAGCAGATAGTAAGGTTACAGATTTCTCTGATGGATTTAGATTACTTTACGATACCTTAGATGATTGGGCTAGTGGACATACTGCTGAAGTTATTCTAATATTAGCTGAAGGGCAAAGAGACGACATAGTTGTAGTAGATAAAGAAATAAACTTTATGGCTACAATGGTAAAATTACTAACAATAATAAAGTGAGGAAGATATGAGTATGAAACCAATGAAACCTATGGGCGGCAATAAAGGACAGGTTACTGTAGACTTAGCACAAGCAGAAAATATTCAATGTGAAAAGTGTGGTAACTATTCTTTTATACAGAGTTTTTTTCTAAAGAAGATATCAGCACTAATGTCACCTACTGGACAAGAGGCTATTGTGCCTGTACAAGTATATAGCTGTGGCAATTGCGGGGAGGTTTATAGAGATGGCAAAAGCTCTGAAGGCTAAATCTTTATTCGACCACATCAAACAAATTACTGATGTACAAAATCCTAATTATTGGGATGATATATCAGACGAAGACAAAAAGTCTTGGTCTAATTATATGGTAAATAGATTTCTATCTATGAAAATGGATTGGATAGATATCGTAAATGAGGTTCAGAAATATAATTTAGAGCCTGAAGTAGTGTATAAGTTATACACAAATATTTTTCCTAAAGGTAGACAATGGCTAAAATACATCAAAGGAGACAAAAAGATGAAATATCCAAAATGGGTTTATGAAATACTAGCTAAAGATATGCAGGTTAGTATAAGAGAAGCAGTAGATGCTTGTGATGTGTTAGATATGACTGCTGGTGGACAAGCAGAAATAGCTGATATATTATTTAAGTATGGTATAGAAGAAAAAGAAGTAAGGAAGCTAGGTATTATATAGTGTCTGTAAAGGATTTTACTGTAGAAGAAATACCTAGAAAATCCTTAGTTCAGTTTATAGAGAAGTACCATTATTCACAGAATGTGAATGGTGTGCAATCTTTGTATCACTTTGGGTTATATGGTGAGGGAAACTTTGGACTACCAAAGATGATTGGCGCTATGATGTACGCACATCCATCGATGCCAGCAACCGCTGAAAAGTATAATCCAATCAATCCAACAAAATGTTTAGAACTAAGAAGACTGTGTTGTATAGATGATACGCCAACAAATACAGAGAGTTACTTTATAGGTAAGACTCTTAGGTGGCTAAAACAAAATACAGATATGGAAGTCGTAGTTTCTTTTGCTGACCAACACCACGGACACTCAGGTATAATATACAAAGCTAGTAACTTTGAATACTTAGGAGAAACTGCTGGTGCTAGAATACTGATGGTAGATGGCAAGGAAATGCACAGTCGGTCTATGAATCAAATACACAGACCATACAGCAGAGAAATCAAGCGACGCTATGATAGTGGAGACAAGAATATTTTTTGGAAGAAGAGAAAACCAAAACATATTTATACATACTATCTCAATAAAAGAATCAAAAGAAAAATAAAAAAGCTTGACTTTTAGCATAAAAGTTCGTAGCTTTATAATGTAAAATGGAGTGATATATGAAAAATATAAAAGAATCTAAGAGCGTAGAGTATTCAGAGCCTGAACATCCTATAGTCGAACAGATGGAGAAAGAATGGCCTGAGATGACTGCTGAGTTTCGTAGATTACAAAAAGAACAATATGAATTGTTTCTAAAAAAGCAACATGACTATGGTCCTGGTAATATATCTGTGGGGACACAATTACAAACCGAAGAAGAAATTCACTTATCACTTACTGGTCTGTGGTTTCGTATGAATGATAAGATACAAAGACTAAAAACTTTATTGATGAGTGGTAGAGATAATGCTGTACAAGGTGAACCGATGGAAGATGCTTATTTAGATATTTCTAACTATGGTATTATGGCTACAATCGTAAAGAATGGTAAGTGGGGTAAGTAATGTATAAATACGAATGTAAAGTTGGTGTCTATGAATCAGATACTTTGTCTGGTTTGCTATGGGAAATGTTTACACATAGACTATGGCATTTACGAAAACACGGAAAGTGGATGGACTAATGAAAAGAATAAGTTATAGTCAATATTCAATGTGGGCTCAATGTCCACACAGATGGAAAACAGCATATGTCGATGGACATAGAGAGTTTACAGAGTCGATACATACTCTCTTTGGAACTTCAATGCATGAAGTGATACAAACATATTTGCATGTAATGTATACAGAGACTGCTAAAAAAGCTGACACTTTGGACTTAGAGGATTTACTCAGAGTTAGAATGAGAAAGAATTTTGAGTCTGCTCTCAAGCAAAATGGTGGTGAGATGTTCTGTACAGAAAAGGATATGGTTGAATTTTATGTGCATGGTACAGAAATATTAGACTTTCTAAAGAAAAGAAGAGGTCAATATTTTAGTAAGAAGGGTTATGAGTTACTTGGTATTGAAGTCAAGTTAGATTATGACTTACCAAATAATATAAAATTTATTGGTTATCTTGACTTGGTTATCAAAGACACTGTTAGAAATGTAATAAAGATTTATGATATAAAGACATCTACTATGGGTTGGAATAAATGGCAAAAGGCAGATAGGAATAAGACAGACCAACTGCTATTGTATAAACAATTTTATGCTAAACAATACAACCATCCAATCGATAAGATTGAAGTGGAGTATTTTATTGTAAAAAGAAAACTATATGAGAACTTAGATTTCCCTCAGAAAAGAGTACAGAAGTTTGTACCAGCAAATGGCAAACCATCTATAAATAAAGTTGTACAGCGACTGGATTCTTTTCTAAAAGAATGCTTTACTCCTGAAGGAGAATACAATGTTGAACATACTTATAATAAAGAGGCATCTAAGAAAAATTGTAGATGGTGTGATTTCAATCAAACAGAATTTTGTGACGCAGGAGTAAAATAATGAATAAAGTATCTTTACGAATGAAGTTATCGGAATTTATCAATACTGATTACGAACCAATTATAATGGACTATATAGATTTATGTCACACAAAAAAACCATTCTTTCTAAACTTTTGGTGTAAAGAAGGTGAGATAGATGTGGATACCATAAATAGATTTGCTGATGAACATAAGTCTAAGTTACATATCAGAACAGTTATAAAATCAACAGCAACTTTAGAACCTAATGATTTTATATGGTATGATATAATAAGACCAGAAGATGATTTACAGATGGGTAACTGTAGAAGGTTTGTACATAATTACAAATCAGTTGAAGATTTGATAGGTTGTCTAAAATCATTTTCAGATTGCGCTGTTTTTTGTGCTGGTGAAAAACCTAAGAAACAGAAAAGGAATGATGGACAATGAGAGTTGCTATAGTCGGCAGTAGAAAATATACTAACAGAAGAAAGATTCAAGAGTTCGTTTTCAAACTAAAACAAAAGTGGGGAGATGACTTAGAGGTTGTAAGTGGTGGACAGATAGATGGTGCTGATGGCTATGCTAAAAAGTTTTCATTGGAGTTCGGAGTAAAATATTCGGAGTTTCCACCAAAACATTATCAGTATAATCAGCATTGTGTTTTAGAAAGTTATAACTATGGTAGAAAGTATGCTACTTGGCATTACCACCATAGAAACAAACAGATAGCTGAATACTGTGATGTAATGGTTGCTTTCTTACCAAAAGATATAGTTTCAAAGGGTACTGAAAGTGCTTTGCATGAAGCTACAAAAAGAGAAAAAAAAGTTGTAATAATAAGTTAGTTCTTATATACTTATATACATATATACGGAGTAAACATATGAACAATGTTAAATTGACTACCGTAAAGTTATTGGATGATTTGTACAAAAAATTCAAAATATCAAATTTGGAAGATAACTTTACATTACAAAAGCTTGTCAATAGGTCTATGGACTTATATGTCAAGGATGATTCATTCAGAAAAACAATTGTCGAATGGGACAATTTAGTACAAAGTGGGAGTAGGCTGTGAGAAAAGAAATATTGAAAGCAAGTAGACTACACTTTCAAGCTCACATTGAAAAACATAAAGTCAATGTGAATAACTTATTGAGAAATGTTGTAGGTGTTGCTGAACATCCAGATATTATGGACACAATAGAGAAAGAGCTGGCAATTATAGCTGAATATGATGATAAATTAGAAGTATTAGATAAATACTTTTTTAATAAAAATGATAAAGAGGTTCTGAATGGCTAAACAGAAGATACTTCTTCTTTCAGACGATTTGAGAATGCACAGTGGTATTGCTACTCAATCCAAAACCATAGTGATGAATACCTTACATAAGTATGATTGGGCTCAAATAGCTGGGGCAATAAAACATCCTGATGAAGGTAAAATTATGGATATGGGAGAGTCGTTGGAAAAAGATAAGGGAATGACAGATGTTTATCTAAGGTTATATCCTGTTAGTGGATACGGAAGTCCTGAAACACTAAGAGAAGTTATGGCATTAGAAAAGCCAGATGCTATATTACATTATACTGACCCTAGATTTTGGACTTGGTTGTATCAAATGGAACACGAACTCAGAAGAGAGATTCCAATATTCTATTATAACATATGGGATGATTTACCATATCCAAGATGGAATGAACCATTCTATGAGTCTTGTGATTTGATTATGAACATATCTAAACAAACACATAATATTGTTCAGAATGTTTGTCAAAATAAAGAAAGAACAGATTGGGATTCGACCTATGTACCACACGGAATAGAAACGGAAACATTTCATCCAATAGATAAGAAAGATAAAAAGCTAGTAGAATTTTCTAAGAAAGTTTTTGGGAACAAAAAATATGACTATGTTGTATTTTGGAATAACAGAAACATAAAAAGAAAACTGCCAGCAGATGTTATATTATCATACAAATACTTCTGTGATACCTTACCAAAAGAAAAGGCTGATAGGTGTGTACTGATAATGCATACATCACCTAAAGACCCTAACGGAACAGACTTGCCAGCAGTAGTTGAAGAGTTATGTCCTGAGTATGATGTAATATTTTCACATCAAGGATTGAGTGATATGGAATTGTGTTATCTATACAACTTGTCGGATGTTTCTATAAATATGGCTTCAAATGAAGGCTTTGGATTAGGTACTTGTGAGTCACTACATTGTGGAACACCAATATCAGTAAATGTTACAGGTGGATTACAAGACCAATGTGGATTTAAATTGAAAGACAAACACATTACTTATCAAGATTATAAGGACATTGAAAGTTTGCATGACTATAGAAAATGGAAAGACAATGATGATTTGACTTGGGGTGAATGGTGTAAACCAGTATGGCCTGCTAATCGTTCAATACAAGGTTCTTTACCAACACCATACATTTGGGATGACAGACCAAATGCGGAAGACTTTGCTGATGTTCTAAAAGAGTGGTATGATATGGGTAGAGAAGAAAGAGAACGATGTGGTATGGTAGGACATGATTGGGTAAATGGTGATGAATCGATGATGTCTTCAAAGTGGTTAGGTAAAAACTTTATAGACCATATGGAAACAGCATTTGATAAATGGACACCTCGTAAACGATTCACAATGTATAAGACTTAGGAGTACTTATGAAACCAATGTTATTATTTACAGCACCTGTTGCTACTAGAAGTGGTTATGGAGCACATAGTAGAGACTTAGTTAGAAGTCTAATAGCTATGGATTTATTTGATATTAGAATAAATTCTATGAGGTGGGGTAATACACCGATGAATGCTTTGAGTGCTAATAATGAAGAAGACAAAAAAATAATATCTAGAATATTGAAACAACAAAATACAGAAAGACAACCTGAAATACATATTCAAGTTAGTGTACCAAATGAATTTACACCGATAGCTAAATATAATATAGGAATTACTGCTGGTATCGAATGTACTACACCAAAGCCTGAGTGGGTTGAGGGATTGAACAGAATGGATATGAATATCGTTCCATCTAATTTTGTAAAAGAGACATTTACAAAAGTGGTATTTGATAAAATGGATGAACAGAAAAATCAGAAAATAGGTGAAGTAAGATTGACTAAACCTATGGAAGTTTTGTTTGAGGGTGCTGATACAAATGTTTATGGTAAGACTAAAGAATTTTCTACAGACTTGATAAAGGAAATGGAATTAGTAGAAAACAATTGGAACTTTTTATTTGTGGGCCACTGGTTACAAGGTGACTTTGGGCATGATAGAAAAGATTTAGCTAGTATGATACAGACATTTCTAACAACATTCAAAGGTAAGAAAAATGCACCAGGTCTTATATTGAAGGCAAGTCAAGCAACATTTTCTGTTATGGATAGAACTGAAGTACTAAAAAAGATAAGACTAATAAAAGAGAATATCCACAGCGGTGCTAAAGACTTCCCAAACATATATTTGTTGCATGGTGACTTAGAAGATGAGGAGATGAATCAATTATACAATCATCCTAAAGTAAAAGCTCATATAACTTTTACACATGGAGAGGGGTTTGGTCGTCCGTTATTAGAAGCTAGTCTTAGTGGTAAACCGATAATTGCTCCTGCTTGGAGTGGTCATGTAGATTTTTTGAATAAGACTCAATCTGTACTTTTACAAGGAGTTATGACGCCAGTACATAAAAGTTCTTTACCAAAAGATATGTTAGTTGAAGGTACTCAATGGTTTACAGTAAACTATCAGAACGCTGCAAGACATATGTTATATGTTTTCAATAATCTCCAAAAATATAAAGAACCTACTAGAAAATTAGCTATGGCTAATAGTGGTAAATTTTCTTTGAATAATATGACAAAGGTATTTAAAACTATATTAGAAAAATACTTACCTAAATTTGAAGAAGCACCAAAGGCAATAAACTTATCTTTACCTAAACTAAAGAAGGTGGGTGAAGTAAAGAAGCCATCTAAGGTAACGCTACCTAAACTAAAGAGGATGTAATTATGGAAGAAAAAACTACTTGTCCTGTATGTCAGGATTTATCAACCAATTGTTTAGTTGAAAAAACTGAAGTAAAGGGTGAACCATTCGAATCATATTTATGCTTTGTGTGTGGTATGACTACTAATTCTCATTTTGCTATGGACAGCGAACACTTAGAAAAAATGGTTGAGAATAATACTGAGTTGATGAATGACTTGAGGGTAATGGATGAAGAAAGAGGCTTAGTATGGTTTCCATCAGTAATCAATATGGGACAAAAAGGGATAATTTATCCTGAAGGACTAGCCACCGATTGGAATTGGTGTTACGCTCCAGTAATTGATGTGCCGGAAGAAGAAAGAGAACAATATGATGGTCATGATAAAAGATTGGATATTGAAAATCCACTAAAGTTTGGCCAATTCGAATTTATGGAAGCTTGTAAAGCTATGGGGATTGTAAAAGATGGCGACGCGTAAACTAACTAATTGGAGTAAAGTAGCAGCTGGTGATATTATATCGTTTAGATATCCATCAAAGGGCTCCACTAAATTACACTCTATATTAGTTCTTGGAAAGAACATACCTTATAAAAAGAATGATGGTAATAAAACTTCACATCTTGCTGGTATGAAAGTTGAGATGTCAAATTCACCATTGGTTTCACCACAAGCTCTGTTACAAAATCTAAAAAATGCAGGTAATATTATTTTAGTTGAGAAAGTTACACCAATAGAAGCAATTATAAAAATTGATGTTGGTGGTAAACCAAATGAAAAAAGAGTTGACGCAGACTTCAAAAAAATAGAACCATTTATGAAAAGAAACAATTTGTACAGAACATATGATTATGCTATTGCTAAAAAATATACTGTGTACTACGAACCAATAAAACTAAACGCGCAAATCATAAAAAATCTTGAGGCTGGAAAATGACAATTACTTATGGTATTACAGTTCATAATGAATGGGAAGAACTACAAAAGTTATTAGAAGTACTAAATAAAAATATAGATAAAGAAGATGAGATAGTAGTTTGTGTGGATGGTGATGACGAAAAGGTAGAGGCTGTACTGGGTGAATACATATCTGAAAACAAAGCTGTAGTTTACAAAAGAAAGCTTGATGGAGATTTTTCTGCTCAAAAGAATTCAGTTATAGAAAAGGCAAGTGGTGATTACATCTTTCATATAGATGCCGATGAGTATCCACATAATTTTTTACTATTACAATTAAAAAAGATAATACAAATGAATGAAGAAGTTGATTTGATTTGGATTCCGAGAGTAAATACTATTGATGGTATGACACAAGAAGATGTACAGAAATGGGGATGGCAACTTACAGAAAAAGATTGGGTAAACTATCCTGATTACCAAGCTCGTGTGTTTCGTAGAAGTGAAAACATAAGGTGGACTAGACCATTACATGAGTATATTACAGGAGTCAAAACATATGCTCATCTACCACCACAAGAAGTGTTGAGTCTTTATCATCCAAAAACTATAGAGAAACAGACACAGCAAAATATGTTCTATAATGAAAATTTTAGTAAGGAGATGAATGTAAGAAGATGAGAAAGGTTTTTTTAGATTTAGGTGCTCATGCAGCTATATCGGTAAAGAAGTTCAGAGAAGAATATCCTAATAGTAGTGACTATGAAATAATATCATTTGAGTGTAATCCAAGATTCATAGAGGTGTTACAGAATACAGATGGTATAACTTTTCATAACAAAGCTGTTTGGATAGAAGATGGTATACAAAATTTTTATTTAGGACATGCTGCTTCTTCATCTCTGATATATGGAAAGACTCGTGGTAATTTAGATTTCACAAATCCTATACAAGTAGAGTCGGTTGATATTAGTAAATGGATTACAGAAAATTTTAGTAAGGATGATTATATAATAATGAAGATGGACATTGAAGGTGCTGAGTATGAAGTACTTCCAAAGATGATTGAAGATGGTTCGATAGACTATGTAAATATTGTGTATGCTGAGTTTCATGGAAAGAAGGTACATAAAGAAAGAGAAGATACCAAAAAGATACGGACAGCAATAAGAGAAAGAGGTATCCCAGTACATCATTGGGATGCACAATCAAAAAAACGAATAGTGGGTGTATGAAAATATTAGATTGTACATTGAGAGATGGTGGTTATTATACAGACTGGCATTTTGATAATGAGTTAGTAAGAAGACTTGTAAAGTCGTTAGATACAAATGTTGATGTAATAGAGCTTGGTTATAAGTCACCAATAAAGGGTGGGCCTTATAGGAAATGTAATGATGGGTTCATAAAATCAGTTGTAAATTTTGATGTAAGTTCTAAGTTATCTTTTATGATTGATGCTAAAGACTATATAAATAGACATTATCTATTAGAAGACATAATAAAACCATCGGGTATATTTCAAATCTGTAGGGTTGCTGTGAAGAAGTCTGAGATAGCTAATTCATTAGAGTTGATAGAAAGAATACAAGACTTAGGTTATGAAGTAATGTGTAATCTGATGCAGACATCTATATTAGAAGGTGCTGATATAAAATATTTTACTGATTCTATGGATAAAGTTGGGGTTGATGTTAGGTATGTAGCTGATAGTTATGGTGCTCTAAAACCTATGGATGTCGCATCCATATTTGAAAATCACAGCGTACAAGGTATTCATACCCACGACAATCTAAATCTCGCATTTGCTAATTGTGTAACTGCTTTAGATAGTGGTGCTGAATGGTGTGATGGGACTGTTACTGGAATGGGTAGAGGTGTAGGTAATGTTTTTACAGAACAATTATTACAGCTAAAGGATGGAGATATCTCAGCTGATGTTTTAGATTTAGTCGATGAATTTCAAACTATGAAAAACAAATTAGGTTGGGGACATAATCCATTGTATATGTATGCTGGTATGAATACAGTGCATCCATTATATGTACAAGACCTAAATCAATCTAACCTAAAAGGTTCTCAGTTATTTGAAGCAGCTAGTAAACTAAAAAACACATACTCTTATGATTCAAGCAAATTGAAAGAACTGAAAGAACAGAGGTCTGTAGTTGTTATACCTGCTAGATACAAATCAAGTAGATTTCCTGGCAAACCATTAGCTAAGATATACGGAAAAGAAATGATTCTATGGGTATGTGAGATTGCTGAAAAATCTGTTGGTAGTAAGAATGTGTATGTGGCTACTGAAAATGAAGAGATAGCACATTTTGTAAAGAGCAATGGTTATCAGGTTGTTATGACTTCAGACGAATGTTTGACTGGAACCGATAGAGTTGCTGAAGCATCCAAAGAAATTGATGCTGATATATTTATTAACATACAAGGTGATGAACCATTAGTTAGTGCTGACGATGTGAATAAGGTTATAGAAGCTAAAAAAGATAATCCCAAACATATCATAAATTGCATGTCTAAGTTACATATTGACGAAGACCCAAGTGATGTGAAGATACCAAAAGTTGTAACAGACAACAATAATAATTTATTGTATGCTAGTAGAGGTTGTGTACCAATGAATAAGAATGGTTTAGACCCTATCATTGTTGGTTCAGAAGCTTATAAACAAGTATGTATCTATGGATTCAGTAAGGAACAATTGAATAAGTTTCATAGTGATAATAAGACATCATTAGAAAGTGTAGAGGACATAGAGATAGTTAGATTTTTGGAAAAGGGTATGAAAGTAAAGATGTTAGAATTAGATACTGTATCTTATGCTGTAGATTATCCTGAAGATATAAAAAAGATAGAGGAAATTTATCCTAAATGAAAACGATTACAAAAAAACTAAAACAAGAAATGCAGAACTTTGATGAAAGCCATCAAAGGTTAGAAATTCTAAAAGATAAGTATGATGGAGAAACAGCATATATAGTTACTGGTGGGCCGAGTTTGAACAATCACGATGTTGATGAGTTGAAAAGTTTCTTATCTGATAAATTAGTTATAGGTATAAAACAAACATATGATTTATTTTACGAACAGATGGATTTCCAATTACTGAATGCTGTAAATATAAAAACTTATGATTATAAAACAGATGATACGATTGTTGTTTGGACTGTATACCAACAAGACCAACCATATTATATAATTGATAATGATGTTCCTTGTGACTTTATGACACCTATATACAGAAACTTTGGAAGTATTGTAAATACTGTGGCATCACAAGGAGATTGGGAAGAGATTTCTTTTGATAAATCATTTGAAAGACCTTGGGGTCCTGGTCTAATGTATGAGTTAGCAATACCATTGTCTATGTACTTGGGTTGTAAAAAAATAGTTACCATTGGATGGGACATTGGAGTTCTAAGAGAACATGAAAAGGGACAGCAATACATAAATTATGATCACTTTTACCAAAAAGGTAGAGATAAAGATAAGGTAGAGTATGATAATGTAAATGTAGAAAGATTGCCAATAGGTGGTTCAGGTGGAATTACTTATGATGAGGTAAAAATAAATATAGAAGGTGCTTTAGGACTTTACGAATACCTAAAAACTCAAAATATTGATTTCAATATAGTTTCAGATAGGAATCCAGCATCAGAGAAAATACCAAGAAAAACTATGATGGAGTTATATGAAACTAACTAATAAATTTGCTATTGGCTGTTTGATACAATGGTATGAGATAGAAATTATAGGAGAGTATTTACAGAGTCTAAAAAATTCTTTGGATACTATTGAAAATAAAAAGTCTGTAATTATAGATTTGTATTTTTACGCTGGACAAAAATTAGAGAAAATAGATAAAGAACAGGCCTCTTTATATGACATCGTAAAAAGATTTGAAGCGATGGTGGATAGTTTTGGTGACGAATACGCAGTAAATTACACACTAACTACTGATAATATATTCTATACAATATCAGATTATAGAAGAGAATTCAATACAAAATATTGTACCGAAGTCGATGTTCTGATGTGGGGTGAAAGTGATGCTCTTCTACCTGATAGAACATTTGAGATACTTGATAGCTTACATAGTGGGGTAAAAGAAGATACACCTAAGTATGTTACATTCTTTGGTGGATGTAAAATGTGGGACAAAAGTTGGGAACCAATAGAGCATACAAAATTTACAGATAAACCATTTATAGAAAATGATACGGAGAACTGGTGGAGTCTGAAATACACAATGTCAATTGATGAAATGAATAAAATAAATGAAGGTGTTGAAGAATTAGATGTTAGAGTTTTGAAAAAACCAAAATTCAATGGCTGTGGTTTAGTGATGTCATCAGATGTTGTGAAGTCAGGAGTAAATATTCCACAATGTGCTTTCTTTGTTCATGAAGACACTGGTTTTATGATTATGTTACAGAGAATTCTTGGGGGTATACCACAATATGTAGTCAAAAATATATTGTTAGTACATAATAGAAAACATCCTAAAAAAAGACTTTATGTTGAGGGTGAGAAGGGAATCACCCCTGGCGATGTTGGGAAGGGACGACACAGTCATACTTGGTACACTAACGCTAATAAGATGTCAGAACATAACATCTATAATATGTTTACACAAAAAAAGTTGTATACTTGGGAGGATGTATTTGATGCAGTATAATATGATGGTAGTTTTCAATTCTTCTTATTTTCCATTCGGAAGACTTTGGATAAACTCGCTGTATGAAAAAAATGATATGTCTAAAGTAGATAATGTTTTTATTGTGGACACTGGACTAACAGAAGAACAGAGAAAATATTTTCTCAGTAAAGGTGATGAGGTGTTCATCTATGATACAAAACTAAAAACTGATTATAATAATGGTGGAGCTTGGGGTAAAGGATGGCAAGAAAATGTTGGTTCTAAAACAATAGTCTTCAAACACTTATTAGAAATAACAAAAATGCCACTAGTGATGGTTGATGGTGATTGTATTTTCGTAAAAGATATATCTTCTCTGATAGATAGCAACTATGATATACAGCTATGTAAGAGGGATGCTGGAACACCATATTTAGGCTCTTTTGTAATTGGACAACCAACAAAGGTAACATCAAAGTTTATGCAAGAGTGGATTGAAAGAATAGATACTAAACCTACAAATGTACCTCGTGAAAGCCCATCACTAAGTGAGGTTGCTGAAGAGAATATACATTTGTTGAAGATTGGCGATATAGATAGAATATTAGTCAGTACTCATTGGGAGAGTGAGTTTTCAGATGACACGCATATAATTCATTTGAAAACTGATATTGCTGATAGAAGGATTGAGACTAGAATAAGGAAGTCTTTAGATTCTCCTGATTTCAAAGATTTAATATTGGAGTATTATGATGTATAGTGTAATTAGTGCTAATAGAGGAGTAGGTAAAGTCAATAAAAATTGGAGAGTGTTCGAAAAGGAAATGTTGGAAAAACATTTCGGTAAGGTATTAGATGTTGATGGTGAAGATGGACACTCAGTAATTGAACAATACGAAAAATATAAAGATGATATTCGTTACATAAGATGGTATCCTGATCCTGATGAAATGAATAGAGAAGAGTATGAAGGTATGTTGAAACAGCGCCAACAGATTGGTGATATACCTTTTATAACAAACTCACCAATTGGATTTCTATCTGTACAGAATAAAGAGGTGGCATTTGCTAGATGGAAGGATGTGGGAGTAAATTGTCCTGATTTCTTTACTTATGAAGATAAAAATGATTTCTATAAACAGCGTGAGAATCACCCAATTGCTTTTCCTTTCTTAGTTAGACTAAATAACAGCGTAGGTGGTTACAATACTTATAAGGTTGATGATGAGTCTATGTTAGATGAGTGTCTAACTAAGTTAGATAATGAAAAACCATATTCAGAGACTGGTCAAACGCGCCGAATACAAACTAAAAAGTTATGTGTAGAATTAGTAAACTCAGTTGATGAGAGCAGAGGAGTAAACACATCTTTTAGATTGCATGTTGCTGGTGATAGAATTGTATCAGGTTATGCGAGAGTTGTAGATAAGAGTGATTGGTGCGCTATAACTGCTGGTAAGTTTAGTGATAAACATATAAACGATTTTATAATCTACAATAAATTATGCGAGACAATTATGACAGAACATGAAGAATACATTTGTTCAGCAGTTCATTGTCTTGGATTGAATCATCAAGGAGTAGATGTTATTATAAATCAAGAAGATAACTCACTTTCATTTTTAGAGGTACAGCCAACATACGCTGCTGGTTATTCAGATGAAAGTGGTATAGGGCATTGGTACAGTCCACCTTTCTATAATCCTAAAGAACCTAATCTTGTAAAGTTTTTGACAGAAAATATGAGTGAACTAAAACAACATATACCAAGATATTGTTATAATTGGTTGGATAAAAGAAACCATTTTGACTTGGTATATAAATCAATAAAGGAGTTTATAGATGTTCGGTCCTAATACAGACATAACGACAAATATAGTAACGGATTTTTCACATAGAGATACCCATTTCATAAATTTATATAAAGAATTATCAAATCTGATGCTTGATAAGGCTGGATTGCATAGACATAAATATGATGTTTTATTTATGGGTGGTAGTGGTACATTGGCAATAGAGTCTGTATTTTGGTCTGTATTACATCCAATCGATGTGATTGGTAATGAAGGGTTATGGCATGATAAGTGGTTAGAGTTTGACAGACGACAGCCTAAGAGTAAAACAAATGGTACTCATAAACTATATTGTCAATTGGAAACCTCAAACGGAAAGACATTTGATGATGCTGATTGTATTGTTGATGGTATAAGTTCATTTCCTTATTATGATATACCAAAGAATACTAAGATATTTGTAACCACTTCGAATAAACAACTTGGTTCCCTTGCTGGATTGAGTATAATATTTATCAGAAAAGACTTTTGGAATGAGATGCAAAGTGATGCTATATTTTCTTATATGAATCTTGCTAGATATAAAAACTATGGATTCATAGGACAAACGCCATCTACTGCTCCAGTAACTATCTTTCAACACCTACAAGAACAGATGGTAAAGTTTGATGTCGAAAAACTAAGAAATAAAATAGATAGAAATTCAGAGTTATTGATTGACATATTTGGTGGTGAACCATCGCCTGTGTTTGTTGTACCTAAAACAGATATACCAATAGAGATAGCAATTAAATATAATTTGTATGGCATGAACACAGACTCAAAAAATTATTCTATTTTCACATATACTTCTGATACTTATAAGTACGAAAGGTTTCATAAGGAATTCAAATGAAAAAGTTATTTTGCGATATAGACAATACTCTAAATAATCACTGGGAAAGAATAAGAAGAAACACAACAGATGGTTGGTGTGATTTTGATAAAGCATTCACATACGAAGAACATCAAAAAGATGTCGTTTTACCAGGCTCACTTGAAGCAGTAAAGGAGTTAGATAAGCATTATGAAATTCATATGCTGACTGCTAGATGGTATGACAATGCTTATGAGTGGACAAAGGAGTGGTTAGATAGATTTGGATTTCCGTATAAATCAATTATTACTTGTGATAATACTATGGATAAGGTTGGTATAATAAAAGATGAGGATTGTTTTTTAGTTGATGATTTGAGTAAAAAGCATCAGGTAGAACCACCATATAAAGTTTTGTACTGGGATGTGATTCAAAAGCTAAATGAGAATAACATCGATTATGAAATATTCAAAGATAATTGGAGTGAAATACTAAAGAGGAGAATCCCTAAAAATGGATAATGTATTTTTTTCTTGGACAGGTAAAGTTGAGAAAGACGACTGGTTTCACCTATGTCTACTTTCGCTGAAGTCTGTTTCTGATTGTAATATATTCGTATCTTCACCTGAATTACAAAAGGGTTCAGAGGAGTTACTAAACTCTATGGGTATTGAGGTTTTATGGTTCGAAAAGAAGCTATGGGACAATAGAAGAATGACTTGTAAGATTGAAAGGGCTAATGACTTATTACAGAGTTTACCAGAAGGGGACAATCTTATGGTATTTGATGGAGATATGTTATTCTTATCAGACCCATTTGAGGCATTTGAAAATGAATTTGATTATTGTTACACTACAAGAAACCAAAAGGCTTGGGCTGCAACAAATGGTGGTTGTTGGGGAGCTCGTAGTAATAAAGAAGGTAAAGACTTTATGTCTATATTTGTTGAACAATTGAACAATCCAACTTGGGAACCTTATGTAAATTTTAGAATGAATCATCCACATAAAAAGGGACTGGAAGAAAGAGACTGGTGGGTAGACCAAGACTTTAGTTGTGTTATTCATCAATGGAGAGAACATATAAACAATGGTTCACTTGGAGTTGATGTAAAGGTACTTGATATATCACCTAAATATAACTTCAATGTATCAGGCCTTTCTAAAGAAGAGATAAGCGAAGAGATAAAATCAAAAAGAAACTCTGTATTACATTTCAAAAGTGGAGCATTCGATAGATGGGCTGATGGAGTAAATACTTCAAATGACAGATTAGTAAAACTAATAGGAGAAAGTTTATGATAGAAGATAGAATATCGGTTATGGTTATGACACATATTGTCAATGTTGCCACAGACCCATATTTAGAAAATACTATGTTATTCGAAACTCTACAGAGTTCGCATGAGAAGCTTGGACTTGGTAACGCTAAATATTATCTTTACATAGATAAGGTTATGGAAGATAAGTATCCTGAACTTTTCAAACAATACTATGATAATATACAGAGTAGATTAGTCAATGAGTTTAGTCACATAAATGTTGATATTGTAGAAGATAGACAAGAACTAATGCGTGGTAGTTGGTGGCATATGATAGATAATTGTAAGACACCATATTTTTTATTCTTAGAACATGACTGGAAGTTTGTAGAAGATGTACCAGCGATGAAGATTATGGATAAGATGGATGAACATGAACACTTTAACTATGTAAGATTTTCATACACTTATATGGGTCCTGGCGGAGCATCACATTGGGATTCGCATGATGGTGGATACTTCGAAGTTGAAACGGAGATAGACTTACCACTAACTAAAGGTTTGTTTTATTCAGGCAATCCACACATAGCAAAGGTTAGTAAGTGTAGAGATTTTTATAAACCAATACATCAAGAATATTGGAGTAACCAAACAAAGGGTACTAGCCACTTAGAAAAAGAAATAAGAGACATAGTTATGATGGATACTAATCTAATAGGTCATGAAGAAACACATAAGAAATGGGGATGTTTTGTTTCAGGAAGATGGGGAGACATAAATCATAAACCAGAAGTAACACATCTTGGTGACTGGTGTAGGAAACAATGATGGATATATTAGGAAAAGTAAATTTTGAAGATTTGAACAAAAAGTTCAATTATGAATGGAAACATTACAGATATGTGGTGGTTGATAATTTTTTCAATAAGAAGCTTGCTGAAGAGTTATATAATTACATACCACCTGTAGAAGATAATAGATGGTATAAATTCAGAAATAAAATATTTGATAAAGATAATTTGCTTGAACCAAATAACTATGGTATCAGTAAAGTAGAAGATATGCCTGGCAAATGGGGCGATGTATTCAGAAAGTTTCAGACTCAAGAAAGTGTCGATTGGATGACAAAGGTTACTGGTGTAGATAATTTAGTACCTGATGATTATAATGAAATTGGACAATGGAGTGGTTTACGATACATAAAGAAAGATGGGTTCCAATTGGTTCACAGTGATGCTAGATTACACCCACATCTAAACTTAGAGAAAAGAATAACTGTGGTTGGTTATATGAATAAAGAATGGGTGTCAGAAGACACAGGATATCTTGAACTTTGGACAGATGATATGAAAGAGTGTTGGAAACAGATAGAACCAAAATTCAATAGGGTAGTTATATTTGAAAACTCAGAATTTTCAAATCACGGAATACCACATGTAAATAAAGATAGAAGAGTTTTTATGTATACAATGTTATGTAAGGACTCATTCAATGAGACTAGAACAAAGGCTTGGTATAAGGCGAGGCCTAAAGAAGAAAATTACGATTTGGTAAATGAAATCGGAGTAAACAGATTAAAACTTAGTGATTATTAGGAGAAAAAAATGATTACAATAGATAGAGGTAAAACATATTTGGTAACTGGTGGTAGTGGATTTCTTGGTAAGAAAACCATTGAGAGAATACACGAACAAGGTGGTAATATTCTTACTATTGCTAGAGATGAAGGAAAGTTGATTCAGTTAAAACAAGACCTACCTTATGTAGAGTTTTTGACTGGAGATATTGCTGATAAATTTGACTGTGAACAGGCAGTTAGGATGGTAGATGGGATATTTCATTTAGCTGCTTTCAAACACGTGGGTATTGCTGAAACACAGAGTCGTGAATGTATTAGGTCTAACACCATTGGTTCATTGAATCTATTAGAACTAACTGCTGAGTATGACTTAGATTTCAATGTAGGAATTAGTACAGATAAAGCAGCGATAGTGTCAGGTGTGTATGGTGCTTCTAAGTTTTTGATGGAAGCATTGTATAGACAATTTGAAACAAACTATCCTGATACCCAATTTAGAATTGTTAGGTATGGTAATGTATTGTATTCTACTGGTTCGGTCTTACCTAAATGGAGAGATTTGTTGAAAAAGGGACAGACACCGATAATTACAGAACCAAAAGCTACAAGATTCTTTTGGACTATCGATCAAGCAGTTGACTTGATATGGGATTGTATGTTGAAGGCTGAAAATTCATTACCATATGTTCCTGATATGAAGGCTATGGAAATGGGAGATTTATTACAAGCGATGATAAACAAATACGCAAAGGACAAAGATATAAAACCAGAAGTTATTGGTTTAGGAAAAGGTGAGAATTTGCATGAAAAGATATTAGCAGATGGACTTTCTTCAGAGGATGCTGAAAGATTTACTGTTGATGAAATTATGGAATTGATATAGAGGAATGAAGAATATAGTTTTCATACCCAATATAAAAATGGGTGATGGTAGAAATGATTCTTATCAATATTCAGTTGATAGCTGGAAATATTTTTGTGATAAGAATAATTGTGAATTACTAGTATGGGAAGATTTACTCTTTCCAGTAGACTATATGAAAATAACTTGGCAAAGGTATTATCTATTTGACTTCTTAGAAGAAAATGAAATAGAGTATAATCAAATACTGATGGTAGATGCTGATACGATTGTTCATCCTGATTGTCCTAACTTCTTCGAAGAATCAGATGGTAAGTATTGTGGGGTTATGAATGATGGTTGCTATGAGTGGGTTACTAGAAGTATCAGAGACTTTGGAGATAAGTTATTTGATGGACATAGAATAATGCCACATAAATATATCAATGGTGGTTTTCAGATAGTCAACAAAGAACATAGATGGTTTTTCGATGAGATGAAAAAATACTATGAAGGTGATGCGGAAAACATAAGAAAAGTAATTGCTGAAGTACAGGCAGGCACAGACCAAACAATACTGAACTATATGTTAGATAGACATAATGTAGATGTAAAGATTTTACCACCTTGCTATAACCTACAAGATGTATGGAGAAAGAATCTGATTGTATTGGATGAGGAGGCGCAGTTTTGGATGAAGGATGAACTTCATTATACAAATGCTGGATGGGTGTATCACTTTAATGCTATACCACCAAATCCAAAAGAAAGAGACCAAAAGTATTGGATAAAAAGAACTTACGAGGAGTTGTATAAAAATTGAAGATAATGGTAACTTCTGCTGGAGGACCAGCTGCTATCGGAGTTATAAAATCATTGAATAATTACGATAGGTTAGGTACATCTCATAAAATTATTGCTACGGATATAACAGAAGACTCTGTTGGTCTTTGCCTGGCAAATTCAAAATATATTGTCCCCAAAAGTACGGATGAAGATTTCATACCCACAATCAGAAAAATAATAGAGAAAGAAAAGGTAGATGTTTTATTACCTACTGGTAATATGGAGATAGATAAGTTCGAATCTCTATCAGATATTACAAATGTCTTTATGTCTAATTCTGATACGATAAAACTATGTAATGATAAGTGGGAGTTTTACAAAAAAGTAAAAGATGATTTTGATTTACCGAAGACTTGGTCTAATGAAAATATGAATTTCAAAAATAGTATTGCTAGACCAAGATACGAGTTGGGTGGCAGTAGAGGAGTGTTTCATTGTGAGGATGTACATCAATACCTATCAACATATCATAGTGATGTAGAATATATTTATTCAGACTATTTGCCAGGTCAAGAATACACTGTCGATGTGTTATGTGGTTATGTAGCAGTTGTTAGAAAGAGATTACAGACAAAGGCTGGTATATCAACGCAAGGAGAGATAGTAAGAGATGAATATATAGAAAATGAGTGTATGAGAATGTGTAACTTTTTGGGACTCAAAGGTCCTGTGTGTATTCAATTGAAAGAGGATGAAAATGGGGTTCCAAAGTTTATAGAAGTCAATCCAAGATTTGGTGGTGGTACATATTTTACAACATTAGCTGGTGTAAATTTTGTTGAAATAATTATTGGTATTTTGGAAAATAAAGAGATACTTATTAATGAGCCCAAACCAATAAAAGTTATTAGACATTTCGATGAGATAGTTATATGAAATTCTTAGATTGTAAAAAAGTATTATGTCTTTCAGCACATCCTGATGATGCTGAATATGGTATGTTAGGTACTATGATTCTAAATAAAGATACAAACTTTGATGTTGCTGTAATGTCAAGTGGTGGCGACTTTGACGACACAAGTGGTGATGGTAGAAATGGGGAGTGTCAGAAGATATGGGATGAGTATCTGAATATCAATGGTAAATTTGTAAATGGTTCACATATAAAAGATAAAACAGAAGATGCGTGGATAAATTTAGTTGAGTCAAAATATACTATAAGTGATTATGATATTATTATGACTACGCCAAATATAGACTCTCATTTTGAACATAGGATTGCTAATAATATAGCTTGGGCATTGATTAGGAATTGTTCTACTGGACTGGTTACATATAAAACACCAAGTACATTAGAGGATTGGAAACCTAATGTCTATATAGGGTTAGATAAATACTTTGCTGGTGAAGAGAAGCTCAAGATGTTACAGAACTTTACATCACAAAAAGACAAATCATATTTTATGGACAAAAGTCTAAGAGCATTTCATACTAATTACAATGGTTTGAAGTTTGGGTTTGAGTTAGTTGAACACTTTAGAATAGAGAGAATGTTTATAAGATGAAAATAGGATTCTTTACAGAAGCTGGTTATAGTGGAACACCACCAAGAAATCATCCAAATATGAGAACTGATTTAGCTTGGGTATGTTCACTAAATGCCACACATCACCATTGGTATGAACTTAGTACTTTGCCAGATAACTCTTATGATTTGGGTATTCTTATAATACCTAAACAACATAAAGATAAGTTGAGAGAGTTTTCATTGATAGAGCATTATCGTAGAGTGTGCAAGAGGGTATCAGTAATGCAAGAGAGTACATTTTATTATTGGCAAGATGGAGAAATTGAAGACCAAATATGGTATTTCAATACTTTGGTAGAGATGGATGTAATATTTTGTCACAATGAGATAGATAAGAAATATTATGAGGGTCTTTTAGATGTTAGATGTGAGTATCTACCAACACTTATGATTACAGACGAAGTAAAAGTATCAGAAGAAAAAACAGAAAGTGTTATGTTAGGTGGAAATTTCGTCAGTATTTATAGAGGATTTGATGATTATGTAGTTGGTAAGGTATTATCAGAAGATTTGAGAGCGCCTGTTACTGGTAGAATGAAACCTGAAGAGAGAGGTATGGATATAGCACATTTAGAGTGGGTAGATTGGTTGACTTGGATGTATGAGCTATCAAAGAATAAATATGCTGTACATTTAGGTGAGCCTGGCGCTGGTACGTTCAATCTGAATTGTTCTTATTTAGGTATACCTTGTATTGGTATAGAGACTTTCAGAACACAAAATATTTGCCATCCAAAAACAACTGTTGCTGTCGGTGACATAGGTGCTGCTAAATCTATTGCTAAAAGACTAAAATATGATAAAGGATTTTATAATAGTTGTTCAGCTGAAACAAAGGAATTATATGAATCTACTTATAGTGAAAAAACATTCCATCACTATATGAAAAAAATATGGGAGACTTTATAGTGGGAAGTTACAGAGAATTTTATGAGATAATAAAGGCTAATGCTCCAGTCGCTTATGGTGGAACTAAATTGTTCGATGGTGACAGAGATTATCTGATGCAGGTACCTGAAGAGTTTGCTAGTACTTTAGTTTACTTTCAAGATAAATTTGAAGAAAAGCCAATAAACTTTTTGGAGATAGGGACTGCTTCAAATCTAACTAATACTATGTTTTGGAACAATTTGAACATAGACAATAATGTAATAGTGGATGCTTTATTATGCCCAAATGTAGAAAAATCTCTTGTAGGAAACCTATCTTTTAAAGATGGGACAGTATTTATTATAGGAGACTCAACTGGTGAAAAAGTAAAGAGACAAGTAAGTAATTTGGGTCTTGAATATGATATTGTTTTTTGTGATGGAAACCACGATTATGAGTATGTGAAAAAGGATTATGAGTTCTATTCACAGATGGTAAAAGTGGGTGGTTATTTTATATTCCACGATATAGATAACGATAAAATGCCAGGCGTAAGAAGATTTATTGAAGAGTGTGATTTTGATGGATTCGAAAACACTGTCAATTACAAAGTCACTGGTAATGAGAATACTTGTGGCATAGGAATATATAGGAGAATAGGATGAATTTTGTAGTAACGGGTGGTGCTGGATTTGTTGGTACTAATCTAATAAAAAGACTATTATCAGATGGTCATAAAGTTTTCAGTTTGGATAACTATTCTACTGGTAAAAAAGAGAATCATATTGAGGATGAAAATGTAAATTATACAGAAATGGACATCAGTAATATCGATATGTATTCAGATATGCCTGATAATGTGGATGGTGTATTTCATTTAGCAGCTTTAGCTAGGATACAACCATCATTCGACCACCCATCATTGAGTTTTGAAGCTAACTCTTTAGGAACACAATCTGTTATGGAATGGGTAAGAGGATTGGGTTGTCCTTTGGTATATGCTGGCTCATCATCAACGCATGGAGATAAATATGCTAACCCATACACCTTTACAAAATGGTTAGGTGAAGAAGTAATCAAAATGTATTCCAAAATATATGATGTGCCAACAATAATAACGAGGTTCTATAATGTATATGGGGAACATCAAGCGACAGAGGGTGCTTATTGTAATGTATTAGGTATTTTTGAAAGACTTTATACTGAAGGTAAGCCATTAACTATTACAGGTGACGGAGAGCAGAGAAGAGATTTTACTTATGTAGGTGACATAGTTGATGGTATAGTAAAGTCGATGGAAGCTATGCATGGTGCTGTAGATATGAGATACGAAGCAGAAGAAATAGAGTTGGGTAGAGGTAAGAATTATTCTATCAATGATATAGCTGGTGCCTTTGGTCAGTTCTATTCATTGGAATACATTGATGCGTGGCCTGGCGAAGCTAGAGAAACACTAAACACCGATACTAAAGCAAAAGAATTATTAGGATGGAATCCAACTGTAGATATTATAGAATATATAAAGGATAATTATGTCGCAAAAAACCATTAGTTTTATACAACCAAGTAGAAACAATCTAAAATATTTAGAGTGGTCTTACAATAGTATCAGAAAGAACTTAGGTTACAGACACGAAATAATGTTCGGAGATGATTTCTCAGATGATGGTACTTGGAAGTGGTTACAGACTATAAAAAAGAAAGACCCTAATGTACAAATATTCAGAAACAAAGGACCTGAGAGAAAGGGTATTGTTTATTGGTATGACTTTTTATGTGAGAAAGCCAGTAACGATATAGTTATGTTTTTTCACGCAGATATGTATGCTTGTCCTAACTTAGATACTGAGGTTCTAAAGAAGATAGAGAAAGGGACTGTGGTGAGTGCTACAAGAATAGAACCACCTCTTCATCCTGGAGGTCCTGAGAAAATAGTAAAGGACTTTGGAATAGAACCTGAAGAGTTTGATGAGCTAGGATTACTTCAATTTGTAGAAGAGAATCCACATCAGAACGGAGACACAGAAGGAATATTTGCACCTTGGGCTATATACAAAGAAGACTATTGGAAGACTGGTGGTCATGATAAATTATTTGCTCCACAATCAAAAGAGGACTCTGATATATTCAATCGATTTCATCTTTTAGGATTGGAGTTCATACAGACTTGGAGAGGACTTGTATATCACATGACAAGTAGAGGTAGTAGGTTCAATCCATCATCAGGTGGAGCACCAGGCAAAGATAGTCCAGAGTGGATACATACCACCACAAAGAATATGAGAAACTTTATTCGTAAGTGGGGAACAATGGTACAACATGATCAATATATGAAACCAGTGGTATCACCTAAGTATGATATAGGTTTTGTAGCTTACAATTGTACAGTAAATTTACTAAAAGAGTTAGAACCTTTCTGTGATAAAATATATTTGGATTTACAAGACTCAGATTGTATGTCAGAATACATAAGAGAAGAACAACCAAATACAACATATAATTTGGGAGAGAGGATAAAGTTATATGGTAACAGTAAAATATCAGAGTTGCATGATATATGTGTTGAGTTTGATTGTAGAGATTTGACTCAAGAAAACTTTCAGGTTATAACCAATCTGGCAAATATACTAAAAGATAGTGGAGATATTGGAGAGTTTGAATTAGAAGTATTCAAATTTTATATAAGTTCACTTGACTCATATGAAAAAGATTTGATTTTAGTGAAATAAATATATACTTATATATATGACATATTATATAATAATGGACAATAGTATACCAGAAGATTTGTGGGATGAGAACATCTTAGGAGAAGAATCCTTTGGGAAATTTTATACAGGCAACGGATTTACAGCATTGAATTACATAATACAAAAAGAGCCTGAAGCGCTTGGTAGTGTAAGTATAATAGATGAGAAAAAGAAATCTTACACTGTTACAGAGTTCTTAGATACTGTAAAAGAATGGAAAATAATCCTTGACAATTAGCACAATTATTCGTAGCTTTAGGAGTGAATGATGGGAAAATACGATTATTATGATGAGCTTGAAGAACAAGCTTATAACGATAAAATCAAACCAAAGAAAAAACCAATAAAAAAGAAAAAGGAATGGAGTAAAGATGAAAATACATCTAAAGAATTTGGGTATCGGAAAAAAGATAATAAGTACTCTAATCACCCTAAGCGCATTTAGTATTATAGGGTGTGGAGATTCTGAACTAACAAGTCCATTAGGTTATTCTAATGAATGGGAACCTTATGAACCTGATGTGCATGTGCATGGAGAAGATAGAGACACAACAATAAATGCTGAAGACACTCTTTCATCAGTATTATTTAGTTTCTTATCCGATATAGATTTAGATGGTAATGGATATTACCATTTGCCAATAGACACTACTAATTGGCAAACATTACATAGATTGACTGGTGTTGCTACTAGAGACTCAATCGGTGTAAATGTAATAAAGTTTTCGTGGCATTCTAATCACTATTGGACGATTGGAGATACGCTTGGGTATATGGTACAGACTACTGGTTCAGAAGACCTTTGGTATATTGGATATGATACCACATATGTAACTTGGTTCAATGGATTTGAAGTGCCTGTAGTGAACAGTGCTTCTTATTCGGATATGCATGGAGAAGTAAACACTATGTTTGCTCCAGTAAAATCAATGAGAGGTGATACTGTAACTATTGGATATACATACTTCGATGATTGGAAGCTAGAAGAAACAAATGGAGAGTTTAGTATTGTATTAGATTAGGAGAAACGCGATGGCTATGTATTATTTGATTGACAATTATACAGATGATATAATAGATAAAATAGATTCAGTAACACCTGGTGGAGCTGAACATTATTTTATAGGTAGAAAGAAAATGGTGGATATGAAACAAGAGTTTCATAAGATTTGGAGAATAGTGAAAAAGAAAGACTATGAATTACAATTTGAGTTGAATCAGAAGAATAGTTTGAAACAATATCAATGGTGGAAAGAAGAACCAATAGAACCTGATGAGGGATTTGATCACTAATGATTGATTTTTCCAACGGAAAATCATTTGAATACCCATATCCACATATGGTAGTAGAAGAATGTTTTGATAAATATACTCTTGATAAGTTAGTGACAGAGTTTCCAGATATATACAGTGAAAATGTAATGGGTGGTAGACAAAAAATGGATGAAGAACATCTCAATTTTGATACTTGGGCCGCTGGTTCTCCAACTTGGAAAGAGTTTTATGGGTTTATGCGTGGGAATGATGTGTTTAGTACATTTATGAATTATTATAAAGAATATATAGAATATTGGCAAGGTAATGTAGATGCTGAAGTTGGAAAGGATTGTTACTTAGATATGGACTGGTCTGTTGCTAGAGATGGATATGTAAGGGAGATACACAGAGACATGCCAAAAAGAATTTTAGGGTTCTTGATATTTTTTAGTGACAAAGATTGGGATGGTGGAGATTTTCTAATCCATTCATCAGATGATATGATTGAGTTGCCAAGACAAATTTGGGACAAACAACAACCTGTACACAATGTAATAGAAGCAAAAAAGAATAGAGCAATTTTCTTTTTATCAACACCGAATTCATATCATTCGGTTTCATTACAATCGAACACCAAGTCGGATAGAAAATTTATATATGGTGCTTATTCGGTGTTTTCAGGTGGAGCCTTTGGGAGAGAAAAGAAATGACAAAACTAACTAAAGAACAAGAAAAAGAATTAGAACAAATAACATTGGAAATAGAAGCTGAGGCTATCCAAATGAAACTAGATTATGAGATAAATCCTCCTCCATCAGAAGAGACTGGTAGTCTTATATATGTACATCAAAATTCAGAATTTTTAGAAAAAGAAGAAGAGGAATAAAATGGCTAATCATGTATGGCAAAGAGTAACAATAAATTCAAATAAACCAGAGCTTCATCAGACATTAGAAAAGTGGTGGGGTGCTTTATCATATGATGATGTAAAAGGTGTCGTAGAACCAGTGTTTGGTAAGGACTTCAAATATAGCACAGATGTTGTAGGTTCTAAGTGGGTTATTATAGAAGACTGTGATTTTGGAGAAGATGAAACTTATATAAACTTTTGTTCGGCTTGGTCACCAGCAGTAGGATTCTTAGAAGAACTCAATTCAGTTATACAAGCTATGGATAGCGAGGCTTGTATGTCTTTTGTCGGAGACGAAGAATCGGATGACTTTTGGTTTGCTGGTTATGGTAGTAAGAATGGATTTCACTGGGAAGAAGATGCTGATGGTCCTGAAAGACCATTTGAAGAAGAATGTGAAGAAGATGGTACAGATTACGATGAATTGATAGATGAGTTTTACGATGAGTGTAATGATTTACAATCTATCTTATTATCAGAGTGTATAATGAGAGTTGATATAGAAAAGAAAAATGATGACGGAAAACCAAAAGCATAACTTAGAGTATATGGTTATGGGCATAGCAATAGGAGTTATGGTGGGATATCTAATAGGGCTAGTTATGGCAAATACTATATGGCTATAGAAAAGTATGTAGATTCTAGCAGATTATCTGTTAGAGAAATACCTAGAATGTTAGCAAAAGAAATGATTGTTGCTAACCACTATTCAAAACAATGGACTAAATGTTCTGTTGCTTTGGGTTTATATTATACTACAGATAATGAACATACATTTTTTGAGGGTAAAGAAGAAAAACTAATCGGTACGATATGTTATGGAGACCCAATAGGTAGACATTCAGGTGCTTCAATAGCAACTTCAATAGATAGAAAGTCAGTATATGAGTTGGTTAGATTATTTGTACATGATGGGTATGGTAGTAATGCTGAGTCTTATCTAATAGGAGAGAGTTTCAGATGGCTAAAGAAGTATAAACAAAAGATAAAAGCTCTCATATCATATTCAGACCCAATGAGAGGTCATGTTGGTACTGTATATCAGGCAACCAATTGGTTGTATCAAGGAGATAATCTGAGGTGGACGGAGAGTTGGTTATATAAGTTTGAAGAAGATGGTAAGTGGCAGCATGGAAGAACCATATTTCCATATTACGGGACAAACGATATAAAGAAAATGAAAAGTTTAGTTGAGAAAGATTTTTGGGTAAAAAGGGAGATGAGGAAACATAGGTATGTTTACTTGCTCGGTAATAAAAGTGATAAGAGAATGGCCATGAAGACTATGAAACATCCACTGTTACCATACCCTAAAGTAAGAAATATAACAGAGTCAGAAGTTATAAAAGTAGAAGTACATAAACAAACAGGAGTATCATCATGAATGAACAACAGGCAAATGCTATTGTCAATTTATTAGCGTCAATAGAAAAGAAAATAACAGCAATAGCTGAAAAGTTATCACAGGATAAGAAAAAAGGTAAGTAATGGATTGGCTGGTAAATAATATGGCAACAATAGGTTGGGTATGGTTAGGAATACTTATTGGATTTATAGCTGGAATAGTGGCATCATCATTTGGTGCCGCTAGTAGGATAGCTGATTTAGAGGCAAGAATATATCAAGATAGGGCTGTAAGAGAAGCTCTAAAGGAAGAGATATTCAGACTAGAAAATCAATCCAAACCAAAGCCAAGAAAAAGAAGAAAAAGAGTAGTTCGAGCAAATAAAATCAAAGTAGGTGAATAATTATAGATATGAATGCTACTGATAGAAAAGAATTCGATTTGATTCACAATAAGATTGACGATATCAAAAAAGACATAGACGATATGAAGCACGATATGTCTATGGCTCATGGTAAAACAGAAGAGTCGCTTCGATTCATCAAAGAGAATATGTTCAATCCGCATGAAGGATTGTGGGCTGAAACAAAAGACAATACCAGATACCGAGAAGATTCACAGAAATGGCGCATGACAATCGGTGCTGGGTTCATAGGGTTATTCTTCAAACAGTTATACGACTTATTCACATAAAATAAAATAAACAAGAAATAAATACCAAAAGTCCTTGACTCATGTGCATATTTTTGCGTATGATCTTATATGAGATACGGAGAAAATATGAAGAACTTAGTGATAAATGCTTTTGGTGATTTAGTTGAGAGAACTGATTATGGTAATCATAAAAATCAGCTAAATCTATTTGACAACCTCAATGAGATAGTTGAAGAGAACGAAACTGCCAATAATATTTTAGATTTTTTATTCAATAGAAAAAAGGAAAACAAATAGTATGACACACATTTTTGAAAAACAGCTTGGGAAGTTCGATTCTTCCTCTAACTTTGAAGGAAACAAACTCATTGTAGAGTATGTTCTTTCTTCTGTTTCTAATAGTATCAAAATCGTTGAGATGACGAGGATCGGTGAGAATGAGTGGGGTGAAGTTGGAGAGAACTTTCATAGGTTCAATTGGATGAGTAAGGAAGGGCAGGCTAATTTGATGAATGATTTAGAGAGGGATTACTTAGATAATCACTCTATTATGAATCATCCTGAGTTTGACGCTGCTATGAATGGAATGGAGTTTGTTTGAAAAGGTTGAGTAAGATAATTATGCTTTCGTTAGTGATATTTACTGATAATGCCAGTATGTCGCTAACGAAGTATAACAAGAAAAAGATGAGTAAATCAAGAAATAATCCTTGTTTGTTAGCATATTCTGTTGTAGCTTTAGGTGTAAGATAAAGGGAAATTATGAAAGAAATACTAAAAGAAATAAAAAATGATATGGATGACTTCTTCGCTGAAATGGATAAAGTCATTGGTATAGAACCAGAACCTAAATGTGGTATGGATGAGTTGGTAGAGAAGCTTGCTGATAAAGAGGCTGATTACTGGGAAATGAAAGCTGAGGTTCACATGGGTATATAGATTAGATAGTATAAACGCTAAGTTAGATGGAGATACCATTCAGTATGATAATGGAGAGAGTATAGGGCTGGTTAGTTATCTAGCTATGTATGATTGGGATAATCCAGCACCACATAGTACAGAGGATGCTTTCAAAATTGGTAAGGTAGTTAGTGAGTACAATATTACTTGGGAAGAAATAGAAGAAGAAGCGAGAGAAATAGAGGCAAATAAATGAGTAAAGTATATGATAAAAATTCAACGATAGACTTTTGGGACGCTATCGATAACCTAATAGTCGGTATCAAAAAAGATTATGCTGGGTGGAGTAGTAATCCTAATGACTTAGATGAGCCAGGAAAAAGTATTAGACAAAAAATGATTGATGAGTTCAATACGAATGTCAATATGAAAATTGGTAGGAAGTATACTAAGATAATAACTAATGGTTCAGTATGGGGATTCATCGCTAATTGTGATGGAACTCATAAGGGAATACCACATAGAAAAGGTGATGTATTCAAAGCCGCTGGATGGAGAGCTCCGGCTAAGTGGTCTAGGGGTTCTATATTTTCAAACGATAAATTTTATAGTTGGACTGGTCCCAACTACCTAATATAAAAAAGGAGTAATATATGTTATATTCAGAATGCTGTGGAGAAATGGTCTATGATGACTACGATATCTGTTCAGAATGCCTTGACCATTGTGGTGTCTACGAGGACGATGATGACGAGGAGCTTGAACATTTAGCTGAAGAGATAGGTGAGTGTATGGTTGCTGAGGCTCTACATTGCTAAATGTAATCATACTAATGTTGGTAGCTAGTCTACCATTTATAATTCTAATAATAATAATAGGAGAAATGTGATGGCGGATAAAAGAGACTATGTATCTGCAGAGATGTCTAAAAAATTGATGAAACTAACAAAGATGTTCAACCAATGGGCTAAAGACAATGATAAAGAAGATATGTTGAAAGGGAAGCAAGATGAGCTAGGTACGAATATGTTGATATATTTGATAACAGATAATAAAATAAAAGGACTATAAAATGAAAACAACAGACCCAAAACTACAGGCCATACTGGATATGAATAAAGATGTCGGTGAGCTTGATGGTGTAAAAGAAAAACCTAATGTGGAACTGATGGAAGATGACTATATGGGATATCTACTTGGTGGAAATGAACGATATACAGAGGTGTCCGATGGGATGGGAGATTGGGACGATGTCGAAGATGGGGATTGGGTGTTGGATTAGAGACGCAGCTCGATGAATACGCCTATCGCTTGAGATTCGTAACGCCCTATCAATGAGATAAAATCTTCAAAGAAGATTTCATCAACCATAGTACCTAATAGTATCCACCACTAAACAAGCCTCTTCCCATCGAAGAGAATCGTTGTTAGTGGATATTTATATAGTAATGAGATATACCATTATAATAGCTATAGTGGTTACAGCCTACCAATACTCACAGACACAAAGTATTCATCAGGCAATCCAAGTAGGATACTTGATGGGACTTCTTTCTTACTTAGGGAGGCTATGGTGGAAAAATACCTAAATAATTTAAGTTCACTCTTATATATATAAATAAGAACACCGGATTCGGCTCGGTGTCGTAGGTTGAAATCGTAATCGGTTTACCTATATAGTAAAATAAAAGTTACTTGAGTGAATGGATATAAAGTACTAGCACTAAGTTCTAAGTATATAATCTATCGCATGAGTTGTAAAGGAATAGAGTAATGTTGTTGAACATACTATTAGCTGCTAACGCTATGATGGGAGTTACCAAAGAACCCTCAATCATCAGGTCTTTCTATTTGGATACTAAAGAAGTAATTCAAACGGTAGAAGAAAGTCGTGGTAGGGTATTGGTAAATTTTATTATCGATGCAAAAGGGAAAGTCGGTAAGATTCAAGTGGTAGATACATTCGATATCAGACTAAATCCCGTAGTAAGAGAGGCCGTAAGAGATATGAAGTTCTCTCCAGCTTTTCAGAACGGTACACCTGTAGAGGTAAGATATAGTTTGCCTATAGTAGTAAAGTAAGCTAGTAAGATAGATAAGAAGTCAGGGTAGTAAGTAATTGCTACCCTTTCTTTTTGCCCTGTAGGTAAGTAAGGTATAATGCTCTTTGGGGGGTATAATTCTGTAAGTTTGGTAAGTAAATAAAGTTAGATACTTCTCTGTCCGCTAGATACATAGCGTTCCTGACGGAAATAGGAGTATCCAATAGGACAGGGTGATGTCTTTTTGATATAGTAGAATGATATGGTGTCAAGGGATTACTACTGATAATTGACACTTATTGATATATATTATATACAGGATACTAGAATAATATAGTGTGTGTATGTCATTATGACAGCAAATTTTTTTCTAGCATTTTGATAAACTTAGTATGTCAATATGTCACAGGAGGCTCAGATGAGTAGCAGACTTAGTAAAGATAGAATACAATGGGCGATAAATGAAACGCGTAGTATGAAACAAGCCAGCCTATTGCTAAATGTAGCTTATAACACTTTTAAAAAGTACGCCGTACAATATGATTTATGGCAACCTAATCCAAGTGGTCCTCGTACTATGAATACAGGATTACCAAGAGGATTCAAGCCTACTGAGATAGCTGATATACTTAGCGGTAAGAATCCTAATTATTCTACCACGAAACTTCAGTATAGATTAGTACGCGAGGGTTATCTGGAAGAATGTTGCAGTAATTGTGGGTATGAGGAGTATAGAACCTCTGATATGACTAAGCCTTTACAGTTAGATTACTTAGATAATGACGACACCAATAAGGATTTTAGCAACCTACGCTTACTATGTTACAATTGTTACTACTTACTCAAGCTGGATCAAAAAGGTCCTTCTGTTCCGTCTAATGTGGAATCCTTTACCAAGGCTGTAAATGGCCTATTCTCCTCAGATATTTCTAGTTCACAAGATATTTAGCTTGTTTATTAGCCAAATCCTTTGTAATTTATAGTGTACAACCGCGCTGTCTGAGCGACAGATGAAGCTTGGATTGTCTACCCAGCGGGATCGGATAGATCCTACCGACTGGCAGCTAAAGCACTTCAAGATATATCTGGAAATAATTGCAGAAAGTCCTTGTTTTTCTGCTTTTTTTGTTGTAGCTTTATATGTTGGTTGGGGAGAGATTTTGATGGGTTGGTTGTTCTTTGAAAATTTGTAAGACACTAAAAGAATTAGGGACTAAGATTGAGAGTCACTGTTAGATTCTCTGACAAAATGTCGGAGACTTCTGGAGTCCCAAAAAGACATCGTACCGAAAGGGGCTGAAATGCCAGATATAGGATATCAAACTGAGTAAGGTACGGCTTTAGAAGGCCGTTGATAGAGACTAATCATCTCTTGAGGTAAGAGGTTGTCTGAGGACAAAAGGGAGTGATTGCCTGATTAGTCCGTTAGTAAGGCTGTGGGGTTCGAATCCCCACCTTTAGATTCAGAAGTCGGAACTGATACAAATACCGACAAAGAATTGAATCAATAGTGTCTGAACTGAAGAGCCAAAAAACGACCCGATAAATATGCTAAATGGTGATGGGTGTAACAGACGGTTTGAAGCCCGATGGACAGGCAGACACATTTCCCTAGGTGGGGGGACTTCCAATGTCAATAAGAGACTCCCCCCTCCGCTAGTTTTATAGCAGCGGTAAGATAAAAAGATTTTTGCTAAAGTAAGTAGATACTTATATACATGAAAGAAAAAAAGAAAGTAGACTTCAAAAAGATGAAAGTAACTAAAGAGCAGATGGACTATCTGCTACACAAAGCCGAAGAGCATATGGTAAGTATATTCAGTACGGGAGAAATCCTAAGTATTATGAAAGAAGACCCTGAACTATTTGAGGCTTCCGTTCCCAGCATCATGGTGGATAGGGAATACTTCAAAAGTGAGTTCGATATGATAATTGGAGAAGCTTGACAAATTGACAGACTACAGGGCCACCTGAGGCAATTGCTAGTGAATCGGAAGACCTATGACAAAAAGTCAGAGGCTCTTACCTACGCTTATATACAGGCAGGTTTTTTTCACTATAGGAACTTGATAAAAAATGGTATCATAATGATAAAAAAAATACATCAAATGTTATATAACAGCTACTCATCTCTAATCAGCTTCATCGTCTATGGGTTTGAGTCCTGGCTATGGAAAGATGTTCAACCTATCTATAAATTTTATTCTGAAACTACTGGAGAGTATTGTGAAGCGCGTCGGGTATAGTTCTCTCGTAGAGAGACTTTGGGTACTTTTGGTTTTAGTGGGATGTACTACGGTGGGTTATATACCCTTACAGGATAAGAGAGGGATTCAGCACCTATACAAGGAAGAGATAAGGTTATTACATTTACAGAAGGTTACACGTTATTGTGCTACTCATCATACTTGGGAAAAGATACAAGCCGTATGGGATGATAGCACTTATATTTATTATACAACACGAGGAAGTTAGACATGCAATTAGAATTATTTTCGAATATGAAACCAAGAGACTTATGGGTATGTACCTTATGTGGTGGCAGTACCTACCACACGGAATATGATTATTTAGTAAACCAATACACGCACTTGAAATGTGCATTAGAAGAGGAAATCAATGGAAAAGAAACCGTCAATAAATAAGAAGTTAGATTACAATACCGAGCTTTTGGTCATCGCTATGGAAGAATGTGGTGAGATGATAGAGGCTTGTAGTAAAGCTATTCGTTGTGAAGAGTATGAGAACAATGACCGACTAAACGAAGAAGTCGGTGATGTACTTACTATGATAGAACTTATGAAAGAGCGCGGGTTAGTCAATACTCGTGATTTGAATAATCGAATTCAAATGAAGAAGCTCAAGCTATTACAATGGAGTAATCTACTCAAGTAGGAAAGGAAGTATGAGAAACAAGATGTTAGACCAACTGTTACAAAGAAAGAAGACCGTTACTGTATCGCACTTATGGTTAGTTGTTATATTCACATTTGGATTTGTTATAGGTATTATGATTGGGTAACCATTTACACATTACAAGATCCGTATTACACCTGAATCTATATAGAACTTACTTTGAGCAAATCCTAGCTGGTGAAAAGCTTATCGAATATAGAGATGTCACTCCGTATTGGAGTAAGAGACTCGAAGGAAGAAGTTACGATGTTATTCAATTTCGTAACGGATACGCCAAAGTAGCACCTATTATGATTGTTACCTACGAAGGCTTCTACTTAGAAGATGACCATTATTGTTTACCTATCGGTAAAATCTTACACACGAAAAATGTATGGTAAACAAGTTAGGGGAATATCTCTTCAAGCGAATAAGCAAAGACCAAGAGTCGTTTTCCACCACACGCCCCCGCACCCACTACGGACTTTACATCAATTCGAAAGACCTACAAAGGTATGTATGGGATTACTTCAACATCGGGATAGACGAAGATGGTTTGGAGTGTGGGGATGATATGTACGAGACCAAAATAAACAAGCCATTCGATAACTATTGGGACGAAAAAGATCCAGAAATATAAAAAAAGTACTTGACTCTTAGCAATATTATTCGTAGCTTTAGGTATGAAAAATGGACAAATAAAACAAGGCTTTTGGAAGAATAAAGTTGTTTTCTTCAATGGCAAACAAGGTATAATAACAGGTATAAAGAGTGTCTCTGGAAAGAACCAATTCTTTATCCAATTCCCTAATGGTAAATCTAAATGGGTAAATCAAGGACTTATAGTTTGGAACTAAATAAAAATAAATATCGTAGGGAGATTTTAGGTCTCCGTAAAGTATTAGCTGATTCAGTATATGTAAAAGGTTTGGACGAAGGGTATGCTCACTTCATAAATGAGATGCATATGGCATTAGTAGGTAGTAGACAAATTACAGCAAAGATGGAAGTTGCTATACATAGGATTATAAAATTTCATAAGAAGAAGAGTAATATAAAAAACTCTCCCATATCAGAAACCATATTACTGAAACTTACAAAGTTGAGGTCTATGATAGATAAGTGTGGATATACAGAAAACTATATTGCTGATAGAAAATTCTTAGTAGACTCTTTTATCAATCAAGTAAAAGCTAAGGGTGGATTATCAAAGAAACAATTTATATATGCTAATAACCTATATAAACAATTCAAGAAAAAGATCAATAAAAAGCAAAATAACTCTTGACTTTTAGCATAATTATTCGTAGCTTTACCTGTAACAAAAAAGGAAAAGATAAATGAAAGACGAAACAATATTCAATAAATCACATATCATCGGAATAGATGAGGTTGTAAAAGGTGTTGCTAATCATTCACCAAAAATTAGAGAAATTTCATTTAGAGATTTTATGCTTGAGTTCAATAATGAGTTTCATTCTTTTATGGAATGTGAAGAGTTTTCAGTTGTATGGGAAAATATAGATGGCGAGATTCATATCAATGAGATATATAACCAAGACACTGGTTGTTCCTATTGGAGACCACCAGCGTATGATTCTTATTGGGATGAGAACGATGATGTTATCGTTAGTTCTCTTTTGATGTTTGGGGAATTAGAACAACAAATAGGAGTAGGTATATAATGACTATAAATGAAATTATAATCGAAGCTTTGATGGATAAAGATAATTGGACATCAGATGGAAGTGTCAATTGGAACTTTATTGATTCTGATTTATGGCTTCATCCTGAGTCAAAGAAGTTCTCTGATGACGAGAAGATTTTAGGTTTAGATAACTTTCCGGATGAGTTGATACCTGTAACAGAACTTATTGATGGACTTCACATACCACAACCACTAAAAGGATAATTATGGCTATACTAAAACATAACCCTACAAAACCAATCATAGACTTATCAGGTCCTAAAGGTAATGCTTTCTATTTACTTGGGTTGGCTAAAAGATATGGTAAACAATATGGTTGGGAACCGAATGACATTGAAGCAATGCTTGATAATCTAAAGAGTAAAGACTATAAACATTTGGTAGAAACATTCGATGAGTACTTTGGTCAAGTAGTTGATTTGAATTTAGCTGGAATAGAATTATGAAAAAAGAAAAAATACTAGAGATGCTAATGGAGATAGAAGGTGAGTTAGATGATGCTTACTATTCTTTACCAGAGTACAATGCTAACTCTGATTCACAGAGTTATATAGATGGTGCTCGGTGTACTCTTTACCACCTGAAAGACGAGATAGAGAAATCTATTATAACCGATAAGCAGTTAGACCCTATAGAAAGATGGGCTGATGAAGATGTTACACTTGATGAAGTTATGAATACATCACCAACACTAGCAAAAGGACTGTAATGAATCTGTTAGAAAAAATAATTGAAACATTTGACGGTGAAGTTATGGTAAGTAATCAATGGCGTGTTGATGGCGCGAATGGTAAACACTATACAGTAGAATGGGATCCTTATCACAAACATTATAGTTGTGGTTGTAAAGGTTATAAGTTTAGAAGAAAGTGTAGACACATTACAGAATTGAGTGAAACATTTAGGAGAAGAATGCATGCTGGATAAAATAGATCATGTAGGAATACAAGTACTCAATATCAGAAAAGCAATTACTTGGTATAGAAAAAATTTCAAATGTAAGGTATTGCATGAAGATGCATCTTGGGGATTATTAGAATTTGAGAATACTAAACTCGCATTAGTATCACCAGGAGAACACCCACCACATTTTGCTATAATAGATGATAATTTAGAAGATGGAGATATTCGTAGAGATGGGAGTATGTCTGTTTATGTTCATGATGAACAAGGTAATATGGTAGAAAAAATAACATATAAGGAAGTAAAAGATGAAAGCTAAAGTAAACGATACAGTAAAGTTCAAAGCTAATTCGTTAGGTAATGGTACAGTAAAATGGTTACCGGATGAAGATGAGCCTGACTACCCGTCGGATAATATGTACACAATAGAATTGGTAAATGGTAATACTATTAGATGTACTGAACAATATTTTGAAGTAGTTGAAGATGAAGAGGAAGAGTAGATGACAAGAAAAGAAATACTAAAGACTCAAAATGATTTTTCAATTTATGGAGTATTTAGATTTACTGCATATCTTGTTTCATCAATTGCGTTGTATATGGGTAACTTACAGATAGCTGGTATAGCATTAGGATTTGGTGCTACATTAGGTTTCATTCGTAGAATAGCAAGGATATGGGAATAATGGTAGAGATACAAAAAAATAGTAGAGAAGTAATTAGAATAAGTGCTTCTGAATATGAGGGACATGAGTTCATTGATTTGAGAATATGGTACGATGATAATGGTGAAATGAAACCAAGTAAAAAAGGTATCTCATTCAATCCATCAAAGGCTAAAGATATTATAGAAGGAATTTTACAAACAGCAGAGGAGAGCAATTGGAAAAACTTCTAACCAATAAATTACTTTGGTCTATTAGTGCTCAGATAATAGGAGCACTAATTGCTTTCTTCCAATTACAAGGATGGGTAATTTGGAATAAACAATGGTTACAATCTGTATGGTGGTTATATGCTACAAGTCTTTTTATAGCACCACTATTCTTTTACAGTACCAAATGGTCTTACGAATACTTTGGTGCTTTTTGGAATATGAGACTTGCAGGTTTTGGTATAAGTACAATTATATTTGGCATAATGGCTTGGTTCTTTATAGGAGAGATACCAACTATAAAAACAATGATTAGTTTACTATTAGCGTTAGCAATCATTCTAATTCAGATAAGTAATCTGTGAGTAGAAAATTTTCAAATACCGGCAAAGGGGATAATAAGTACAGTTCTTATCCATACAAAGTACCTGTAAATTATAAAGCGTTACAATACACCAAAATCAAAGAACTTCAAGTTCGTATGATGAAGTGGTTATCTTATGTCAAAGACAATAAACCAACAAAGAATGGTATTGGCTCTATTGTACTACATAAGAACAAGTGGCAGGATAGATTCACATTTACCCTTAGATGTCAGAAGAGAGCTGGTGAGTTAGTTAGAGCAGAATTAGAACAACTAAACTATTACTGGAAGATATATGATGAAAAAAGACTCACATAAAAAACATTCAAATGCCGGTAAAGGCGATAAACTAAGAAGAGGAATAAGTCAAGATGAATGGGAAAAGAAATACGACAAGATCTTTAGAAAAAAAGATAGAGGAAATAACAAAAGGCCCGCACCTAAAAAGTGAAATGAAAGATATGATACAAGCAGAGGCTCTTTATATAAAATTTTTAAATAATGATATAGCACTAGCATAGGAGAAAATAAATGACAAGTTTAGAAGGTTGGGGATCGTTTCTGATTCTGATGTTATTAGTATGGTCTACTGATATAATAGATTGGATAGCTGATAAGATAGAGGAAAGGTTCAAAAAGTAATGGAAATATTTTTATTTGGTACAATAGGTTTGATACTTATACAGACCTATATGATTCGAAAGTTATATGATAAAACAAAGTGGTGGGAAGAAACTTACCATAGAACAAAAGCGGCGCATGCTGATATAGTAGAGATTCTTCAAAGAAGGAGTTATTCAAATGGAAGCTAGTATGTATTTCCTAATGGGAGTTATTGCTCCGTCATTTCTAAACCTAATACATTTGGTATTGAATATTTATATAGTAGTGGCTAGAGGTAATATACTTAGTCTCGGATTTAGTGGGATAAGTTTTATAACTAAATCTATAGGTATGATATTCTTTACTTGGTTAGGAGTTTCTATAATGGAATTAGATGTTAGAATTTATGTTCCAATACTTACATTCGTTTGGTTTTTCTCACACGTTGCAGAAGCATTTGTTATACAGCATTATATGGAAAAGAATGTGCCAGAATGGATACAGAAATTACAAATCAAATAATGAGTGAGGTGGAAGATAAGATTCCAGTATTAGGAACGGCTATAGTCAATGGTACTCATTGGCTAAAAAGACAAATAGAAAGTATTGATTATCCTGTTGAAAATTATATAATATTCAATAATAATGGCAGGGGAGAAATAACCAATGACTTAGAAATATTAAAATCAATTGAAAATGATAATATTGAAAATATGTTTGTTTGCCACTTGCCATCAAATATTGGTGTTTCGGGTGCATGGAATCTCATAATCAAATCATATATAAATTCTCCTTACTGGATTATTGTAAATCACGATGTATCTTTTATGCCTGGAATATTAGAAGAAATGTGGAGTAAAGCACAAAACAAAGAAACAGGTATTGTCTTTGGTAAACGAGGAGATTTTGGTTTAGGTTCATTTGATTTATTTCTTATCAAAGATTGGGTGATTCAAAGATTAGGTTTATTTGATGAAAACTTTTACCCTGCATATTGTGAAGATGCCGATTATCAGATGAAATTATGGCATACTGATATAGGTCAGGACTTCTGTGAATTGTTGTATTATCACGGTAGTTCAACAGACTATTATGAAACAGGAAGTCAAACTAAAGTAGAAGAACCAAATCTCCATAATAAATTAGAGGAAGTCAATACAGTAAACTTTGAGTATATGCATAAAAAATGGGGGCCTTTTTGGAGAACTATGTGGCCTTATAAAAATCCATTTAATATCAAAGAATTATTGAATACATATAATAGCTATGATATAGAATTTGCTAGAAAAAAATATCTTGGATTTTAAAAGTTGAAGGAAAACAAATGACAAAAAAAGAATGGTTAGAAGAAAAAGTTACGTGTGATGTCTGGGGAAGACCACCATCATTAGCAGATGTTCCACTAACAGTGATGAAAAGAAAAAGTGCTCTCATCAAACAAGGTGGTGACGATAAATCAATTGATAAACTATATAAGGAGACTATAAATGATAAGTCAATTCAAAAGTAGAAGAGCTTTACGAAAACTTCGTAAGAAACGACTACAGAAAAAAAATCTCAATGTCCGTAAGTATTTGAGTAGATATAGAAACAGTCCGAAAAGGAAGATACAAGTAACAGGTGATGGAATGACGATTGTACCACCAAAACCAGACCCTAGACCAATCAATCAAGATAAATAATGAAAGACATAGTATTTATGACAGCATTGGCTACTGAAAGATGTGACCCAAATTTTTATATAAAAGAATATACAAAATGGGCCATAAAGAGTTGGGAGTATTGGTGCAGTCAAAACAATGCTGATATATTTGTTTTCGATAATAGTAACATAGATACTGATGAGATGATGCCTACCTGGCAAAGATGGTTATGTTATGATTTTATAGAACAACAAGATTGGATTACTGAATACAATAGAGTTATGTTGGTAGATGCGGATACTATGATAAAATGGAATTGTCCAAATCCATTTGATGCTGCTGATGGTAAGTATGCTGGAGTAAAAGATGACTTAGGATTAGGGTGGACTTATCATAGTATATTAGGTTATCAGAAATGGTTTCCTAATGTAAAGTTAGATTGGGAAAGATATATCAATAATGGAATAGTTGTTTTGCCAGAAGATAAAGAATTAGGTAAGGAATTTTGTAAAACTATTGTGAACTTTTATAATCGCCATAAAGAAGATTTGAGATGGATGGAGAAGAATGATTATAGAGGTACAGACCAAACACCAGTAAATTTTATTGCTGAATATATGTTTGGTGACAATAAGAAGTTCTTACCAAAAAAGTTCAATATGAACCATATGCATAAAACAGATATATTGTATAACTCTATGCATATTGATATGGGAGACATTTGGCATTTCAATGGAATACCAACATCTGAAAGAAATAGTGTTATGGAAAAATGTTGGAATAAAGTAAAGGATAATTATGGCAGGAAATGAAACAATAACAAAGCTAATAGGTAAGTTACCATATGGATTCTCAGATGTGGTTGAGACAGGAACCTTTCTTGGTGATACAGCCAAAAAGTTTGCAGTAGGTATGAATTGGGTACATACGATAGAGATAGATGAGAGACTTTATGAGTTTGCTAAAAAGGGCATTGAAGAGAATGGTAATGGAAATGTTACTTGTTGGTTAGGAGATAGTGCTGAAGTTATACCAAAGATAATAAGTGACTATAATGAAAACCATACTGGAAAGAAAGTAGTATTTTATCTTGATGCTCATTGGAGTGGAGATGAAAGCGTCAAAGAATATAAAGGTGGTTGGAGTGGTCCTCATACTTGGATAGGAAACTTTAGTGGACATAAGGGAGATAATGACAATCCTACATCAAAAGAGCAGATTCCATTGAATGAAGAAATAATGCACATATATGATCATTTCCAAAATGAGTGTATGATTATTATTGATGATATTGATAAGTTTGATGAGAATGGAGTAGGGATGACTGGTAAATCATTTGATGAAGAAGATTGGTCTGATGTAAATCTGAAAACTATTATAGAAACAATCAAACCAAGAATAACACATCCACTTGAAGAATGGGGTGATAGGTTATTTATAAGATTAGGAAGAAAAGATGCACTATAAAAAAGAATCAGCATTTTTAATATTTGGTGAACAGCTAAATAAGATAATAGCTTGTCTACATTTATTGATGGAAAGAAATATCAACAATGAAGGACTTAGAGATTTTGTTGAAGTATTAGAAACTCTAAGACCATATGAAGAGATGTTAGATGAGTATATAGAAGATTCAGTAGCCGCTAAGTCTCTATCTAATATAAAAGTGGATAGTATGGAAGATATGCTGAATGAATTAGGAATAACTCTAAAAAGAGATGATAATGAAGCCAATTGAAGTTATAATTGAGTTAGTTGAGAAGAATCCAAATGACCAATTATTAGGTGAAATCGTAAGACAATACATCAGAGAACAGTACGGATATAAAAAGATAAAAAAATAATTTATTTTTCATCTAAAGTTATATTTATAGTTGTATACATTTATAATCGGAGATATATCGATGGATAAAAAACAAATAGAAGCTATTGTACACGAAGAGGTACAGGCTTTCACCGAATCATTTCTTACAGAAAATCCAGCAGTAATAGCAACTGCAGCTAGGATGGCAATACAAAATGCACAAGGCAAAAAAGTATCTGTAAATACTGCTCGTCAAAGTGGATATAGTAAGAAAGACCCATCAGCACATAAGAAAGCAAAAAGTATCTTTCAAAGAATAAAAGATAAGTTCAAAAAGAAAGATGAACCAAAGAAAGCAGCTCCTAAGAAACAATCTAAAGGTGATGCTGAATATTATGCTAGACAGTATGGTGGTAAGTTAGAACAAAAAATTATTAGTAAACTATTAGGTAACTAATGAAGCTAAAAGACTTACTATTAGAAAAGCCACAAGACTATGTTGCTGGACATATCGATGGCGTAGAACTTCTATACAGAAAAAAGAAGTATATGCACGAAGACCATCACGATAAAAGAGAAGGTAAGATGGCTAAGTACGATGCTAAAGAGATAGCAGAAGATGCTGTGGCAGTATTCAAAATGATAGATAAGGATATGGACTTGCCTGAGTGGTTAGAAGCTAAGATTACAAAATCAGCAGACTATATGAATTCAGTAAAAGATTATCTAACTCATCATATGAAAAGTGATGATAGTGATAATGAGAATCAATCTCAGAATGAAGATATGTCAGGCACTTCAAAGGTTATGAAATCTGTTCGTAAGGGCCCTACATCAGGACCTTGGAATCTTATAGTAAGTAAAAATAATAAAGTAGTAAAGCAAGTATCTGTAAAGAATCTAAAAGAGATTCCAGCAGAGTTAGCTGATTTGAGAAAGAAGTATTCAAACCACAGAATTGGTATAGAAGCTAAAAATGGTAAAATAGTCTATAGAGAAGGAACTTGTGGCTATGGTGTTGACGGAGAGTTGGGAGATGAACCAGCAGGATCTCATCTACTAAAAAAGAAATCAAAAACAGAACAAGTAATAAATGCTATAAAAGAAAATACTTGTGTAAACTGTGGTAATATTGTAAACGAAGATTTGAGAAATTGGTTCAAATCAAAGTGGGTAAATATCGGTAAGAAAGATAAATCTGGTAAACATCCTGCTTGTGGAACTAGTGGAGATAAACGTGGATATGCTAAATGTGTACCAGCATCAAAGGCTGCTTCGATGTCTAAAAAAGAAAAAGAATCGGCAACTCGTAGGAAGAGGGCGGCACAGAACAAAGCTGGTAGAGGTGGTAAGAAAATCAAAGGACAAGGTAGGAAGCCAGTAAATGTTTCTACTCATACTAAAGGTAAAAAGAGTGGAACAGGCAAAGGTTCATAATGGCTGATTTAGTATTACCAAGAGGAGAGACTAAAGTTCTCAAAGCAGAAGACAAAGACTACGAAAGAGGTATGTTAGTCAAACTGCTTGATAATGGTGGATACAAAATGGCTTATTGGTATGATAAACCAAACAAACCATATCCAGTAGAAATTATAGTTGATGGCAAAAGTATTACGAAAGATGGAAAAGTAGTAGAAATGAAATTTCATCCTAAAGATTATTATGATAAGCAAAAAGAGGGTAAAGTGATGACAAAGGAAATTGCAGAACAAAAACTAAATATGTTCTTAGAAAAGAATGTACCAACAGATGCAAGTAAATGGTCTTATTATAAATCACAAGCTAAAAAGAAGTTTGATGTTTATCCATCAGCATATGCAAATGGTTGGGCCGCTAGACAATATAAAGCAGCTGGTGGTGGTTGGAAAAAAGGTAAATAATGAAATTAGAAAAATTAGCATTTGAACTCATAAAGGATTTGAACAATAAATATCCTACATACAATGTAAAGTATATGGGAGCTTTCAATAAAGTTGTAAAACATTTAAAAGATAAATTGCCAAACGTATCTAATGTCAAACTTGGACAGATAGCGCTTGATTATCATCAATACAGAAAAGGTGATATGGGTAGGAAGATTCCAACTATAAAAAAGATGGCACATACAATGAAAAAATTAGGTGTCAAAGAAAACAAATTATCCGACAAACAGCAATACGATTATTTGCTTTATATGAAAAAATATAAACCAGGTATTTTTAAGAATTTACAAAGTAAGAAAAAGGTGAGAAAACTTATGAAAAAATTTGAATCCGTAAACGAACTGAGTCTACTCAAACAAATTAAACAGGCAGAAAAGATAGCTAAATCAATGGCTGGTAATATGACAGGAGCTGTTAAGGGAATTGAAAAAATTAGAAGAGGGCTATCACATCATAAGCGAGTAAAGGTAGCACTTAAAAAAGCAAATGAGTCTGTAAATGAAACCAACCATCTCATAGAAAGTAATGTAGAGATGAAGAAGATATATCAACTTCTTATCAAGTATGGTAACAGTGCAAAAGATGCTACTGAAATGATTAAAAAGCATTACAAGTATGTTGCTAAAACATATGCTAGTTCATCACCAAGAGGTAAGGCTATGGCTTTATCAGGACTTTCTGCTTTAGGTGAAGCTACATATGCACAAATGCTTGCTAAAAAAGGTAAGAAGATTAAAGTTGTTATGGTAAATGGTAAACCACAAGTAAAAATTGTTGGTATCAATGATGAACCTGAAGCAGTAAAAGAGTCTGATAATAAGTTTGCTCAAAAACTAAAAGCAAGAGGATACATAAAAAGAGGACAGAACGAAAGAGAAAGAGTAAAACAGATTACTAAGTATCTTGAAAAAGATGCTAATAAAGATTTCAAAGGAGCTTATCCAAGTCCTTGGGTAAATAGATTACAAATACCAGGTCATGGTCCTGCTCAAGATTGGTGGATGGATACTATGAATTCCGTCAAGAGAGTATTAGGTGAAGGTGTGAATGAAATGAGTGAACCTATGTATAAAATAACATATCAAGATTCTACTGGTAGAAAGAAAACTGATATTATGAGGGCAAAAAATTCTAATTTAGCAAAAAGAGATTTTAATGCTTCAAATAAAGGTAGAGGTTTTAAAATTTTAAAAGTAGTAAAAGAAGGTTTGGGTGATAAGTTCTCTAAAAAATTATCTAAGTATAATAAGAAGAATCAGAAGAGTAGAGATGCTATGAAGAAGTATGCTAAACTAAAGAAGAAAGAATCTGTAGACGAAGCTTGTTGGGTAGGATATAAACAAGTTGGAATGAAAGATAAGGGTGGAAGAAAAGTTCCTAATTGTGTGAAAGAAGTAATTGAAGTTTATTACGAAACAAATGGTGAAGGTCATGGATACACATTAGAGCATGTAAAAGACTTATCACTAACAGAAGCTGAATACCAAGGTAGGAAAGTGAAGTTAGGAAAAATTATGCAGGGTGACCAAAAGAAATTTAAAGTATATGTAAAGAACCCAAAGGGCAATGTTGTAAAAGTAAACTTTGGACAAGGTGGTGATGCTAAGGGTGGGACTATGAGAATTAGAAAATCCAATCCTAAAGCTAGAGCATCTTTTAGAGCTAGACATAATTGTGATTCACCAGGACCTAGACACAAGGCCCGTTACTGGAGTTGTAGAAAATGGTAAAACTAAAAACTTTACTCACAGAAAAAAAAGAGTTAGGTGGTGCTTATATAGAAAAGATTCGCATGCTTACTGATAGAAACAATCATACTATGGCCAGATATGAATTAGCTAAGATGGTTGGTAGTAAACAACATATGAAATTCTATCAAGGAATTATAGACATACAAGATGTCGTAGGAAGTTTACCACGAGGTCTTAGTATGGTTAGAAATGATATGGAAAAACCATTTATGAATTTATTGAAGAAGACATATTCTAATTTTGATATTATACACGGAGTACTGTAATGATAAAACTAAAGAACTTACTAAAAGAATGGAACAATACTGATTTCAAAAAATTAGAAAATAGATGGTCTAAAAAATTCAATGGTGAGCCAGATGGACTTACAGAGTTTGAAAGAAAAGGTGGTAAGGATACTGTAGTAGAGGATTTGAATGTAAACTTTTATTCTCAGATTCGTGGTCAAGCAAAGTATCTATTAGACAGTGCTAAAAACTTACAGAGAGCTATAAAGAATCAGAATGATATGACTACTATAGAAGAAATAGAATACATCTATACTAAATCAAAACTTATGTTAGAGATGACTAAAGATAGGAAATACCAACAATGATAAAACTAAAAGACTTACTAACTGAAAGTTTCTTTGTTGCTATAACACCGAATCCAAGAGGAGTAGTTGCAGTTGGAAGGTCAAAGATACGTTCTAAAGGAATGGGTGCTGGAATGTTATCGGCTTCTGCTGATAAAATACTAGCTTCAGAGGTAGGTAGAAACATATCAGCTGAAGCAAAGGATAAATTAGAAATCGTAAAAACATATGATGAAAAAGGTGTACATCACGGAAGAAGTGGATATGCTAAAGCAAAGGCTGCAAGAAAATATGTTTCTGCTATTGTTGGTGAAGTAAATTTAGATATCAAAGTTAGTAACAAAACTATACCGGTTACTAAAAACATAGATATGATAATTGGTAAAAGTCAGAAAGAAGTTGAGAGTATTCTAAAGAGTAAGTATAAGGTTAGGGTATGATTAAACTAAAAGATTTAGTAAATGAAGCATACAAACATCCATTATACGGAAGTGATACAGAATATTGGGAAGTAATGAAACCATATGATCTTTATATTGCTGCTGGTGGTAAAGAACCAACAGGCCAATGGTCTACTGCTGGACCTGGTGGTAACAAAATGATTTACAGAGATAAAGCTACTAAAGTAAGAGTTGATAGAGGAATGCAGATTGGTAATCTACCAGGCGGAGTTTTTCTTATAGATGGTGGCAAAAAGAAAGCATATAGAATTATTACTAAAAAAGGTGGAACAGGTACTGAAAAACATTTGAGAAAAATATCAAGTAATTATTCTTACAGTATCTGGAAGAATTGGTTATAGACAGTGATAAAACTCAAAGATTTATTGACAGAGGATTGGCTTACTCACAAAGGTAAAACTCTCTGGTATCCAGCACATACCAGAACAACAATGGCAAACATTAGTTCGATGGATATGATAGCACTATATCCTAAGCAATTAGAATCGATGTTTGGTAAACAACCTATCAGCTCCTTTCATGTTACTAGTCCTGAACATCTAAAAACAGTAGATAATATACTTGGTAAGAAAAGGTCTATATCTACATTCACTCGTGCTAACAAAGACTCACCCTTAGCAAAAGGTAAAGGTATACAGACCATAGGTGGTATCGTATTTTATGTGAGAGGTGACTTATTAGCAACTAGATATATGGACTTCGATAGTGTGCCTGATAAGACAGGCCGTAGATGGATGGAAGGACATTATATTACAGGTGACAGAGAGGTATGGAACAAAGCTGTAAGAGCTGCTGGATGGCGTAAGAAGTATGATAAGTTGAAATCTGATATGTATGACTTAGAAGAAAAGTTACGAGACCAGTGGATGGAAGACGATGCTAAGATGCCTTGGAATGAGATAGAAAAAAAGAAAAAGAAAGCTGTTGGTCCTATGGTAAACAAATTTATAAAAGCCTATTTTGACTGGCAAAATAAATATCTAATGGCAAACAAAGAGATATTCAAAAAAAGACTTAGGTCTGTAGAAAATAAACCATCTGCGTGGTGGAATGAGATACTTATATATAATACTAAAATCATAGACGCTTTTGTGTTGAGTAGGATAACTAAAGATGGTAACTGGGAACAATTTGGTAAGCCAGGTAGATATCAAGAAGAGTTATACAAATATGTACCAAAGAGTAAAGTAACAATTGGTACACCAGCAAAGTTTAGACAATGGTTTGGTAAAAGAGAAGGTATAATAGACCAGGTATGATAAAACTAAAAGACTTATTATTAGAAGCTGTTTCACAAGGTGAACTAAATCAAGTAGAGAAATACTTAGATAAGGTATGGGGAAGCGTTGGTATTGATGTTGAATTTACAAGACACTTTATGGACAGAGTAAATGATGCGAGAAATGGTAAACCTATAAATCCAGCAGAACTAATAAAGATATACAGACAGATATATAAGAAGTATGGTAAGCCAATATCTCAAATACCTGATGGTGTAAATATACTACTAAAAGATATGAGTACAGATATAAATGTACCAGTGGTTCTGAGATGGAATGGGAAAGAGTTAGAGATGATAGCTAAAACAATTATGAGGAAAAGGAATTTCAAGTCAAGTACAAAAAAATATTCAATAGGATAGGTTATGAGTCAAGAAGAGTTAGAGCAACTTAAGAGATATAAACATTTAAGAGCAACATCAAGAGTACCAGCAGATTTAGCAGCTGCTATAAATACTTTTATAGAACAAGCAGTTATAACTGGTGAGTATAAATTGGATACGATGCCGTCAGAGTATGTAAATAATCTTATAGATGCTTTGACAAAATATCCTGAGTTTGATTTTCTTACAAAGGAGTTATTGGAAATCTTAAATAAAGAAGTAAAACCTTATCTTAAGAAAGTATATATTATATTTATTACTAAAGGAATACCGAGTTACTAACTAAAATAGAGGAGAATCCCAATGGATAAATCCAAGGTAAAGACGGTTACACAAGTCAAGGCAGACCAACCCTGTGAGAATAAAAGACAAGCTCTATCACAAATCAAAAGAATCGATTGGAGTAGTCTAGAATTTAGAACACCAAATCAGAAAACATTCTATCGAACTATTGGAAGAAACGATGTTACATTTTCAATAGGTCCTGCTGGATGTGGTAAGACATATTTGGCTACACATTATGCTCTAAAGAATTTGGCTCAAGGTAAGTATGATAAGTTGGTGATTACAAAACCACTGGTAGAAGTTGATGGTGAAAAGATGGGATACCTACCTGGTGATATAGATGAGAAGACTGCTCCTTATATGATGTCGTTATATTACAATATGGAACAGATTATTGGTAAACAAAGATTGGATGTTCTCAAAAAGGCTGGAGTAGTACAAGTTATTCCTTTAGCATATATGAGAGGACTAACACTAACAGATAGTATAGTTGTATTGGACGAAGCACAAAATGCCACACCATCACAAATAAAAACTTTCGTAACTCGTATAGGACAAGGAAGTAAATATATCATAAATGGTGATTTGATGCAATCTGATATCAAAAATGAAAATGGTTTAGAGGATGCTATCAAAAGGTTCACTGGATTACGAAGAGTGGGATTCAGTCAGTTTGACTTAAGCGATGTCGTTAGACATCCTATTGTCGCTGAAATGTTAGAAAGGTATCAAGATGATTATGATATAGGAATCCTATCAGCGGAAGAAACTTTATCTATGTGGATAGAGCGACAGATATATGATGAACCAACAACAAAGAATAGATATTTTTATAACTTAAGGAACTAATATGAAAGTAAATGTTGCAGAAAGAGTACCGCCTGGTGACAGGTGGAAAGTGGGTAATACAGTTTATGAATCACTAACTGAGTGTCTGAATCAGATATTCTTAGAAAAAGGAGTAGCATATTTTGAAGTTGATGCACAAAATGGAAGCATTACTATTGACGATGGTATTGAAGCTCCAAAGCCGCCTCCAAAGACTTGGGACTTATATGGAGAAAAGAATGGCTAAAAGTAAACAAAGACGGAGATTGAGGTCTGATGCTGTTTATAACAATGCAGATAATATGGTAATGGTAAAGTCTAATGGTGATGAAATAAATATCATTTGCAATACAGAAGACCAAATGGATAAAGTTGTAAAGAGAATGACAACTGATACTTGTGTTCTTTCTAGTTACGAAGAATGGGACGAAGGTAAAGATAAGAAATGGATATTGACTTTTGCCGTTTGTGATGATGAGTTCAGATTTGTTCCTGAATATAATTAAGGGTAGTATATATTTATATGAGTAAAGTCTATCCTTTAGGAGAAAAGAGATGTTGAAAAAAATGATAATAGGCCTGTTATTGGTCTCATCGTTATTTGCTGAAAATGAAATATGGAAGTTTTTAAAGTATTCTACTGCTTATGGCAGTTTTAGTTTGAATGCTCCACGATATCAAGATGATAGATTCGCTATAGTTGGTGGATTATCAACTGGATTACTTCAAGTAGAAAGAACAGAGAGAGAATTAAAGCCTGATTTTCAAACATCATTTGGACTTCGTAAGATTGCAAGATTTCAATATGAACCAAAAAGAGGTGTGAGAAATGCTGGTAATGGTGGAGAATGGTACGATGGTTCAGAATCAAATGCTAATGAAAGTGCCACATTTGGTCCTATAAAAGGTTGGGAATACCTAATGAAATGGTCTGAAGGTAGACAATGGGGTAATGATTATGTAAACCAAGAATATTGGGTAAGATACATTGGTGATTGGGCTATGACTAAAGTCGGTTGGACAGAGTTAGGATTGGAAGACTTGAGTTACATACACGGAGATTTGAGATTACATCTTACGCCAGAAGCACTAAATAACAAGCTACACTTTTCTATTGGACTAAAACACAGACAACATCCTGTATATGGATTTGATGCTATGGTTTTAGATACCACTTGGTATAAGGGACAATGGTGGAACTTTGCTGAAGATGCTTTTGATGTCGATGATAATATGTGGTATGATTCTACTATGATAGATCCTGATTCACCTACTGGCTGGGAAAAAAGAACACTTTATGAAGTAGATCCTGAAACAGGTGAAGTTAGAGAAGTAGAAGGTTCAGGTCCTTTTTGGAACGGTAGAGGCGAGTATTGGGGACATGATTGGTTATGGAGAGATGCCGATGGTAAGTTATTTGCTTATACAGATAGAGAATATTTTGTATATCACTTTCCAAGAATGTTAGAGAAGTATATCAATGGAAAGAAAAAAGATTTAGGATACCAAAGTGAAACATCTTTGGTATTGGGTATAGACTTTTACCACTATGATGATAATTGGTGGATACATGGTTGGGGTAATTGGTTACCTGTTCATTATGGACATACAGACCACGCATACCATAATGCTGCTAATTATCAGACCCATTTAGAAGAGGGTGGTGAACCAAGTGAATTTATGTTTATGGAACCTATGTGGCATAGTTGGAATGATTATGATATGGGTGCTATATTAGGAGTAAAGGTAATGGAAAATTTAGGAGTATTTACAGAAGGTAGATACCTTTACTATTGGGAAAGGCCGGCTTATGATATAAAGTTCGGTATGAATTATCAATTTGTAGGATGGTAAGGAGAATACTATGTGTGAATGTGAAAATTGCCAATGTGGCAAAAAATAAATAGACAACGCAAGGAGCGTATAATGAAAACAATACTAACAGGAATACTTTCTTTGATAATATTCTTTGGTGCAGTTCCGACTGCTAATGCTTCAGATATGAAGATGGCAGGAATGGGAGAAATCAAAAAGAAGAAAAAGAAGAAGGGCAAGAAAATACAGAAAGGCAAGAAAGGAAAGAAGAAAGGCTTCTTTTCTAAAATGTTTGGAAGTAAGTAAGGAGAAAGCATATGATATTACAAATACTATTTTGTTTACTAATAATTCTTTATTGGTTTAGTGAGGGTGTAACTGAAGGTTGGACTTGGAGTACTAAAGCAAGAAAAAATAAGAATAAACTAATACACCCGAACAACGGAAAGAATGGTATATTCGATTATCATATGTGGAGAATTTTAGAGAATGTAGGCATATGGGGTGCTGTAATTGTGGCATTCTTTATTGAAGCTTCATTCTCTAAATTCTTTTGGTTAGGTGTTGGTAGTTGGTTCATAGGAACATTTTGTTATGAAGCCGCTTTGAATCATGTAAATAAAGGAACAATTTATAAACCAATAGATTACAAATGGCATATCTTAGGGTACGACATTCCTTGGTGGGGTGGTAAAAAGATTTATATCTTACCAGCTACTGGACTAATAGTACTTTTGTACGGAATGTGGATATAATACTGGTGGATGGTACTACAATAACAGGAGAAAACAGATGTTAAAGAAAATTATAATAGGTTTATTATTAACCTCATCTTTGTTTGGAGAAACCGAACTTTGGAAATTTTTTAAATACTCAACTGCTTATGCTAGCTTTAGTTTGAATGCTCCAAGATACCAGGATGATAAGTTTGCTATTGTCGGTGGATTATCTACTGGCGATTTAGAGGTAGAAAGAACTGAAGGTGAGTTG